ATGAATAAGATTTTTGAAAAAATTAGAAACGTACACTTAAACGTACACTTTTTGCAATCTCGAAAAAAATATACAATCGCGTTCTATACTGGAGGAATAAAGCTTACAGAATGGAATGACCTGTCTAAAAACCAACAAAAAAAAGTATTAGAAAAAGAATGGTACCTGAGATGGTCATATAGAGATCCTAAAACACATAAGCTTGTTCGTCAAAATAACATAAAAGCTGGCGTTAATTATTATAAAACAAAAAGTGAACGACTTCAAGTTTTAAATACGTTTAAGCATAATTTAGAATTACTTTTAGATGGTGGTTACTCCCCTTTCAATAAAGAAATTGAGAATTTTTCAATTGAAAAACAATACACAACAAATGAAGCTCTCGATTTTGTTTTGAATTTAAAGAAATCAACTGTATCAAATAGGACCTATAACGATTATTCGTATGAAGTTGAGAAGTTTAAGAAGTACCTTGAAAAACATTTATTATTAGATTCTAGCATACAGAACATCAATAAAAAAGTTGTTGTAAGTTATCTGAACAATATTTTAAAAGAATCATCTGCAAGAACCAGGAATAATTCCAGGTCTAATTTAAGTTCTCTGTTTACTATAATGAAAGATAATTTTATTATTGAAAGTAACTTTATTAAAACAGATGTTTCTAAACTTACAACTTTAGGTAAGATTGACAGAACAATTTCGAATGATTTATTAAAAAGTATTTCAAATGATTTAAAAGTAAATGATCCTACCCTACTATTATATATAAAGTTTGTGGCCTATAACTTCTTAAGACCTATTGAAGTTAATAGGTTAATTATTAAAAACATCGATTTAAAAGAAAAGCGTATCTATTTTAAAGCCAAAAACAAGCAGAATTTCAAAATTAAGCGTATTCCTGATATTTTAGTGAATGAATTATTAGCCTTGAATTTAGATAAATATAATCCGGATGATTTTTTATTTACACCTTCCGGTATTCCTGGGAAATGGGATAGAGACGATAATGGAAGAAGAGAATATTATACAGGTAAATTTAAGGAAAGTATAAAAGATAAATTTAATTTAGGTGCTGAATACGGTATTTACAGTTTTAGACATACCTACATCACTAATTTATTTCGTACTTATCGTAAAACAATGCCATTTAACACAGCTATTGATGCTTTAATGCCAATTACAGGCCATACATCTAAAGAAGGGTTAATTAACTACATTCATAAAATAGATGCTGATATACCAGCTGATTGGAGTGCTGATTTAGAATTTATTTTGTAAAAAAACCACTCAAAAGAGTGGCTCATTTATAAATTTCAGTATTATTATTTCTTTTGATCTATAACAAATGTTTGTGATGTTCCGCACTTATCATTTATAGTAACCTCTGTATATTTCCTGCCAAATAGTTTAGATTTTATAAATAAAAACTTCCATTGTTTCCTTTCTGTATGCGTAACAACGTCTGAAGTATTCTTGAATATTCTCTCGGTTATGCTCAACTTCAAAACGTCATCAGCATACATTATATTACCTTTAATTGTCAAACACTCGTTTGTGTCTATAATAGGTACGTTTATTTCATTTTTAGTTTTAATAGCATCAAGAACAGGTTGTAAGTCGGTATTAACAACTGTAGTATCTTTATATGATAGTTTTGTTGTAATTATTTTCTGTACATTTTTAATTGCAATTTTATTTTCTTGTAAGAATTTCTGTAAATCTTGTCTATTGTACTCAAGATACTCCTTTAATTCTTGCTTGGTGTATGTTTGTTCTGCATATCTGGTACTATCATATTTTACAATTTGAGTTATATTCTCAGACAAACGATGAATTTCCTTTTGTTGCCGTTGATTTTCTTTTATAAAATAAATAATTAATACGATTGCTAATGCATAAAAAACAATCTTAATATTTTTTAATATTACTGTAATTGGAATCATAACTATATTTATTTAGATGTTTTATATAGGTGTAAGTTTTATTTAATACGTGGTTCAGTAGTTATTATTAGAATTGCTTTTTTGTAAGGTTTTAACGCTTGATGAAAAGCATCCATAGTTTTTACACTATTGGTAATATCTAAATACTCATCTGCATTAAGTTTCTTGAGTGATTGACCAAGTGCTATACAGCCATTAAGCTGATGCCAATAATTAGCTGCATGAAACTTTGTCTCGGCTCGGTTTGGAACGCCTTTAATTTCCCATAAATCCTTTTTAAAACGATTTGACCACTCTATAACAACATCATACATACCTGACGGAATGCAACTAATATTATTTTCATTATTTCTCCAACCACGTTCTAAAGAAATGGAAGCAAATAATGGTTTGTTATTTTCTCCAAGCACTTTACAGCTTCCTAATGTTTGATTAGCATCTTGCCAATCTCTATGTATTTTAATAATTGGTATCATTTTATAGACAATTTCAGTTTGTCAAACTCTTTTTTTAGTTTATCATGTGCCGTTTGTAACTCATTATGTTTCTTTTCCCAATTTTTAGATTTTTCAATTTCTTTGTGATACAGCAAATTGATTTCATTAAATTGTAGTTGCAATTCTTTATTGTGTTGTTTTATAGAAGTAATTTCTAACATCACTTCTTCCATTCTAGCTTTGTAATCTTCTAAAAAACCGTTGTACACTTCTTGCATACTTTTTAACGCATCAGAATCGTCTTTTTTAATGTTGGTTTCTTTGCTTTTTAACTCTAATTCTTTAGCTCGTTTACCCCCAAAAATATACGCTAATGGCACTCCTAAAAAACCGATAATAGTAACTAAATTGTCTAATAAAAATTCTTTCATAATACGGTATTGTTAATTGATTTAATTAATTATTTATTTAATATATTTTAGGAAAGAATACCACTTTCTTGTTTTAAGATACTCCATATTATCTTGCTTACTATAAGCCTCTTTTTCCCAAGTAATACTCTTGTAAGCTAATCTAGTATTGCGGTATTTAATAATCCCTATTACATAATCTAAAAAATAGAGAACGTAAAATAGAACTACTAATAGCTCCAACTGTTGTCTAATATGAATCTTTTCATGATTAATATTAATTTCTGTTGCAGTAGGTCTTAAGAAGATAAAAGGGAATATTGTTATCCCTTTTACTCGCATAAAAATACTTACTAAGTCTGGTACTAAATTTCCTATTATTATTATCATAATTAATTAATTTAAGTTATTAAAAAGGTTGACAATGTCCTGCTATTACAGAACTAATGTATCCATTACTTGCAATTCTATAAGCATTACCATTATCTGCTTGATAATATAGATTACCTCCATTTAAAGGTGTTGTAAGTCCTGAATTTGTGTAAACATAGTACCCTACTCTAGGGTAATGGTTTCCAATATCATTATGGTACATAGTAGTAAAATTAGAGAATCCACAAACTTCGCCTACACTTCCACCTGAGAGGGTAAGAATAAATGATTCTCCTGATGTTCCGACAGGAGTAGCTGCTATTGCATTACTATTTGCTGATGCATTATCTTTAAAATCTACTGCTACTATATAGTAGGTATAAATAGATCCATTTGTTAAAGAGCTATCTATATATGAGTTATTAGTGGTAGTTGTCAAAAAACTATAACTTCCTGTTCCTATTTTTCTATAAATAGCATAATGTTTTATACCACTTTGGTTGTCAGTGCTTGTATTCCAATCAAGAGTACAAGTGCCATTACCTGCAAATACATCATTTAATACAGGTGTTGTAGGAGCAGTAGTATCTGTATTTGTTACATTAACTTGTACACTATTAGTACAAGCTCCTGTTGATATAATAAAGAACGTTTGATAAGTAGGATCTATATTAGTTATAGAATACCCAGCCTCCAATTGAGCTCTAGTCACTCCACTTGCTAATATGGGACCACTTATACTATTAGCTCTTATAGTATAGTTGTCTGTTGCACCTCCTGCAGGTGATTTTGTAAATGTTACAGTTTTATTTGCCATATACTAGTTATTAATAATAATCGTCGTGATACACTATTTCACTATTACCAGATTCAATTGATCCATTCCAAGTTCTAACGAAGTACCAAAATCTTTGATCGGATTCATACCCATTTGACTGAAAACTAGTCAAAGTACTTGTATATTGTAATGTGAATGACCCTAAACTAGGTTGAGCTGCACCGATTGCTGTTATAGCACTATATGTTCTATAATTTACAGCACCAGAAACAGGAGACCAACTCCACTTTTTAGACCAGCCATCAGGATAACTAACAGTAAATGGACCTGGAGGTGATAAGGAAGCTGCAGTAGTTGTAACATTAGCTGTACCGCTAAAATTAGTAGAAATGTTTCCTGAATTATCATAAGCTTTTACTTTAAGTGTATAAGCTGTGCTTGCTGTTAATCCTGTTATATTATAAGAAGTAGCTGTTCCTGTAGTTGTATACAACAATGTTCCCGCTGAATTGTAAATCTTATATCCAGCTATTCCGGAATGATCATCTGTAGATGCATTCCAATCCAATGTTAAACTAGTAGAAGCTAAATTAGTGACTGTAGGAGTGCCTGATACATCTGTTGGATTGGTAGCATCTAAAGTAGTAGGTGTTACTGTATTACTAAAAGCTGCTGAATGATTACCTGCTGCATCATATGCCTTAACCTTATAACTCTGTTGTGTATATTGAGATAGTCCTGTAACATCTCTTAATAAAACATTCCCTACATCCCATAATAGAGTACCAGCTGAGTTATATATTTTATAACCAGTAACCCCTATATTGTCTGTAGCTGCATTCCATGTTAATCTCAATGAAGTTCCTGTTATATTAGAAGTAGCTAATCCTGTTACATTAGAAGGAGCTGTATTGTCGGGATAAAATTCTACTCCTATAACTGCTAATGAACAAATTGGTCCCTTATAAATACTACTGGCAAGGATTCCTATTGGTATTGCCATAATTATAATAATTGTAAATCTCCTGTTACTAACCAATCTGTTGCAGTAATCTTAATTACTGATATAACAGAATATTGTTTTCTTGTAATTAATGTTTCAGCACTTCTAAGAGTTACACCACTACCAACTAAAGTAAGTTTTCCTGTTCCCCATTGTACAAAGTCATATCGATCTCCGATATTCGCTCCTGTATTAACAATAGTAGCATTACCAGCAGATGCTGAGTTATACACATGTAATGACCCTCTATTTGAAGCCGATACAGTAAAACTTGCAATGAAATCAGCAGGCATACCTTGTGTTAATGGTAAATAACTTGTATTATCCACATCTCCATTAGCTTTTAGAAATTGGAAGGAAGTTCCTCCCAATTTTTTGATAGCTCCATTTACAATTAAATCTGCTTCGATTTTCTTAACAGCCATGATTACCCTATAATTACGACTCTATATTGTCCGGATGTTGGTGCTACATTAAAATTAAAAGTAGCGGATGTATTAGTTGTAGCTAAAATTTCACAATCAATAATGTCATAAGGAGCGGCTTGTCTTATAACCTGAGCGTGTATATCTCTAGTTCCTAAATTATGGGAAACCACATACGTTAAAGCAGCACCATCTCCAATAGCTTGTGAAAATTTTGCGACTGGCAATTTTGAGGCACTAAGGCCAAGGAAATTAACTAATTTCAATGGTGTAACAGCTTCGGTATCTTCTGTTGTAGTAACAGTCATCTTCGCAGCACTTGCTATTTTAATAATACCTGAAGTTGCTTCTGTGGCTGCAACAATATCTGGTATATTTTTATTGATAATAGTCCAATGTGCCAATGTAGTTGGATTAGTTTGTTTTGCGATTATCATATCTCCAACCTGTACGTTTTCTGTAAAAAAATCGCCAGTAGCAGTTACTACATAAGTCCAACCTTGTTGTACAGTAATAGGAGTAGCATCTAATAAAGGGGTGTTTGTAGCCGCATCATAACCACCTTTATACACTAAAGAACCGGCAACAGTTGTATTAATATCATTAATGAGTTGTAATATTTTAGAAGCAGAAAACAGCTCAGTATTAGAAGAACCTGAATCATTAATAATACGGTGTTTTGTGGCATCGCCAAGATGGGTATCAATTTGGGTATGTGTATTAGTTCCTACGTTAGCTAAATCAGCATGGGCTAATTGTTGAAAGTTAGCTGCTGTAGCTCCTGATGCTCTTAATACCCACCCAACGGCTGCACCTGAAATAGTATGTTCAGCCCCTAAAGCTATATTAGTTGCAATTACGTGAGCTGATGGAGTACGTGCATTTGTTAGTCTAGTATCTATATCATCTACAACTGTAAGCCAAACAGTGCCATTAAAATACTTCACTTTTTTACTTACCGTGTTGTAATAAATTCTAGATTCTGTTCCTGTTGGGTCTGATGCTAAATTTTCAAGTTTAGCTTGTAATAATTGATTTAACGCTAAATCGATGTCTGATAAAAAGATTTTTTTTGCCATAATTTTAATTTAATACAGCAGTACCTATAAGTACAACTGAAAAGGTTATTGTTAAATTGTTGTTATCTAGATGAAGTACACTTCCTTCAATTTCGTTTCCAATGGTATCTATAATAGTTACAGATGGGTATTTGTTTAATTGATGGTTGATACTCCATGTATCTGAAGGAATTGTTTGGGTGTGTATAAAATTAGCATCGGTAGGTGCGTTGTCTATGAGTTGGGTTATTAGACTATCTGCATAAGTATTGGCACTATTTAAAGTATTAGCATCAGCAGTTGCTTGTAAAGTAGAAACGGGTTTTGCTAAATCGCTTGTATTATCTACTTGGTCTAAACCAACCTGCGCTTTTGTAACTGCGTGTGGGTTGTCTGTTCTTGTTAAATGGTTAAGTAAATTGGTTGCATTGGTGCTTATCCACGTTACAGCATCGTCATAGGCGGTTTTTAATTCTGTGGTAAAAATTGCTGTAATACTATCTAACTTTGTTTTTAAAGCATCAGTAAATGGATTGGTGTTTGCATTAGATTCGTATAAAGCTTTTACCTCACTTGCTGTTATAGGTGCTAAATCCATACTCTCTTGCTCAGATAACTTACGGTAATCTGCCAATGTTCCTAAGATGGTTCCTAAATATTCATAATAAGCATAACCGCTTGTAACAGTTGGATCTGCACTTGCATCATTAACATACTGTATAGCCATGTCTGATTGCGTTCCTTGTTCTGCTATAAGTTCAGTAATATTTAAATATCTATGTTCTATTGCAACAATATTTGGTTTGCCTGTCAGGTCTGTATAAGCGCCTGAAAAAGCTACTGGAGATAGATCGGAAGCGTTGGCTTTATCACCTATACTATCTAACATTTCTTGTGTAATAGATTGTAAAATGCTTAAATTAGAATGTGTATGGAATACCGGTACTGAAACAGCTGGGGTTCCTTGCTGTATTCTGATATTATCAACATGAATGGTACTTCCATTTTTATTGTTGCTAACAATCATCAAATCATACTCTTCATTATTCCACAATCCTCCAACTCTAAATGCTGTACCGGGAATTATAATAGTTTGCCATTGATTAATTAGATTAGCGTCAAAATTAAAAGAACCGTGAGTTACGTTTACTTCTCCAACCTTTAATGCAACCGTATCAAACAATTGTAATATTAAGTTGTTTTTTCCTGCATCTTTACAAAAAACATCTAGCAAAACATTAGATAAATTAGAACCTAAGTATTTTGTTGTTGAATTTAAATTGAAAGCATTTTTACTTACAATTTTAACAGATTTTGTTCCGATAGAAGCTTGTTCTGTACTTGCTAAAATTACATTGGTAGGATTAGCTGTAGAGGTGTTTTTTTCTCCACCAACTTCTTGAAGATTTTCATTATACCATAAAATATTTGAAACTCCAGAGGGCTCTGTGGCACCGTTTGCAATGGTTACAAATGTTAATTCTATTTGATGACCCCATTCTAAAACAGGTTTTGTACCTCCAGGTTCACCTTCTAATATAAATAAAGAACCATCTAAATCCGTATCGCCATAAAAAACATCTATTCTTGAAAGTCCAGATGTGTTACTATTTGAAGTTAAAGTAAAACCATTAGAATAGTATAAAACATTATTAAATCTGTATACCAGATTTTTAGTTCTATGAGATAGGCCTCCTATATATTCAATCGTTCCACTTACAATACCATTTACACCTACATTATAGTTAGATAATAAAGCTGAGTCTACTATTTGTCTAACCGTAATGTATTCTGAAACTCCATCTATAAAAACACGAATTTTAGAATCAGCATTCAAATTATCTTGGTGGTTAAAATCGTCTGTTTTTTTGGTTTTGGCAATAATAGAATTTACAACAGTTGTTAACTCTATTACTTTTTGATTGAGTGCAGATAATAAACTCATAATGAATCTGTTTTATGAAAACAAATATATAAAATATTCCTTATTTAGAATGATTCTAAATAAGGAATTTATTGTTTTTGAAACGTTCTTTTTTGTAACTTTGAATTATGGGTTTAATATTTTGGTTATTTGTAGTACTTGTAGGTGGTGGTTGGCTAATTGGCAAACTGCTTGGAGGCTTCTTATTTCCTGATAAAAAAGATGATAAATTTACATTTGTAGACAAATCTGTGCATTATCACGAGCATAAAAGCATCAATATTATTGATGATACTACAAAAAAGAAGATATTTGAATTAAGAGAAAGTAATAAGAAATGAACAAAGAAATAATAACAATTGCAGAAACACATCTGCCAAACGTTAATAATTTTAAAAACGACATGGTAAAAATATCGATTTTAAAAGGTAATTATGATATTAACCCTGCTGTTTTACCAATAGAAAGCAGTATGTATATAATTACATATCGTAAGAATACAGATCACTTAAATAATTTATTTTGGGAGTTTGTTTCTTTTAAAGAATAAAAAAACCACTAATTAAAGTGGTTTTTTTTCTTATTGTTTTTATGCTTTAATTAAATAATCTCCCGCATAAAGTAGATTAGGTATTTCACCATAACTTTCTTCTGGAATAACAGATTCAGTACCTTGTGAACTATATACATTTCCTGTTTTTTTCATCACAGCCGTTAAAACATAAGAATCAGTATCACCTAAAGGACCTTCTGTATTAAAATTGCCGTTTTTAACATACATAATACCGTTTATTATTACATTATTATGAGAGAGCGCAATCATTAATTTTCTCCATATTTCTTTTGTTACCGGCTCAAATATAAATTCTTCACCTTCACGCAATGAGGCACTTAATAAAATTGAATCAGTATCTGTATCATGTATTTCATGTTCATCTTCAGATTTTCCTTTTTTAGATATATAGGGAATTCTTATTTTATGAACAATCCCGGTACTATAATTAATATCAGTATTGGTATCATTAAAATAAACTATTTCAATAGTATTCTCTTGTTTTAATTTCACATCAATAACTTCGCTTAAAAATTGAACAGTTTCAAACTTAGGATCTGTTTCTGTAATTTTTACCTGAATTTTCTTATCAAGATAAACAGACATATCAATAGAAAACTCGTAAATATTGTAATTAAAAAGGTTATAAATACTTCCAACTATTATGTTTGTATCAGTGCCTGTAAAAACATTTGATATTATAATAACCTCTGCTAATTTTGTTTCATCAAAAATGACATCTTCAATTATATACCAAACATTATCAATAATTAGATAATTACCAACATAAGCCCATTCAGGAACTGCACCATTCAAAGCATAAGGCTCATCTATTATTTCTGTATCAAAATTGTATTTATTACCGGACACGAAATAGATACCTGTTAAACCATTTCCTAAATTATATTTAATAGCATCTCGTTTATCTTTTAAACCAATGAAATTTGATTTTTTAACAATAGGTATATTATCTTCTGTTAAATCGCATTTTAAAACTTTTACATCAATATTTTTAAAGTTAGAACGGATTTGAGTTGTGATGGTATCACTGCTTTGAAACTTTTGTATTTCTGTATCCGGTAATTTTACATCAACTTCATAACTCAAAGTATTTTCATCAGATTTATAATTATCACTCACTCCCCATTCAACTACTTTTTTAAAACGAATGCTATTAGCTTTTGAAGGTAAAGCTGCATAAGGCACATTTACTCCGGCTCCTATTCCAACCTCATCAAAACTTGTAACAATAAAATCTTTTTGTATTGAGCACCCTAACTGATCTTTAATGTAAATGGTATAATTACCGGATGTTAATCCTGAAAATATATTGGAAGATTGAAATGTAACATTATCTAAAGAATATTGTAATACAAGACCTTCTACTTGTGTAATAGTAGTTGTTGCTGTAGCCCCACTAGGTGAATTGATAATTTTAACAATTGTATTTGAAGATGATAGTTTCTTTGGCAGTGAAACTGTTTTGGCAGCTGTTTTACCATTAACATCAGTTACATTGATAATTGACGATATACCTCTACTCAATTCGTAAGTAAACGGATTATTAGTATTTGGTAAACCATTTACAATTGTTGCTAAAACACTTGTGGTTATATTTAATTTTACTTTGTTGCATTGATCTGTATCTGCAGCACTATAAACAACACCATCAATTGTTATTGCCGGTGTCTCAACTTCATTTTGAATAGTTATAATTGCACCAGAATTATTTGCTGTTTCAGCAAAAACAGCGTTGCTGAAATTAGCTGTAATTTCTACTTTTCCAAGACCGTTTGCTAACGGTGTGGCCACAACTGTGAATAAATTTGTTGTGTTATGATCTAGATTAAAAGCGTTTTTAAAATTAGTAGCAACATTACCAAACCATCTATCAGGGTGTATTCCATCATCTGGTTCGAATATAGGAAGTGTTACTTGATAATTAGCTGAACGTATTTCTTTAAAAGTTTCATTTAACAATATACCATAGCTAGTTTCTGAGATAGCTAGAAAACTATCTACACTAGGAATTGTTTGAAAATCTATCGTTATTTTTGAAAAAGCCATATCGTTGTTTTTAGAATGTTATTTATTATATTTTATTATTTCCCAGTTTCCTTTATTGTTAGGTTTTAAACTATCCAGGTATCCTTTTTCAATTTCTCCTTTCTCATTTTTAAAAGCGATGAGTCCATACATATTAGGTACTTTTTTACCTAAAATAACGGTGGTTCCATAAATTTGCTGCAACAATTCAAAATCCACAGGAAATTCAAATTTTACTTTTTCAGGGATAAACCTTGCCTTTGTAAGTAATTTATTCTGAATATTTCCTTTTTCAGAATATTCAATTTCACCAATTAGTTGAGTTGATAGATTAACATTCCCTACTGAGCTGGCATATCTAACAAATTCATTCGGATATTTTGTTAATCCAGCAGAAATAGTCCATCCATTATTTCTCAACATTGTAAAAGGTGTTAGTCTTAAATTTGTTGCAGAATCAGGATCATACGTTCCTGTAGGTTCTTTTTGTAAAATATCTTGCCAAACTACTTGCTCAAATACCTCTGTAAGACCTCTTTTTAAATCTAATAACATAATATCTTTATCATAAGTGGTGTCTTCTGTTGGATAGTCAGCTTTTGGCTTACGTCTTGATATTTCTGTTGCTGTTGGATCAGCTCTGTATTTTGATAGTAATGTTAATATGTTTTTTTCTATTATTGATAAGGTATAAGTAGATTTTGCATTGTATTCAAATAATCCCATTATTTCTTCATACTCACCTCCTTTTTCATAACCAACTTCAACACTTGAATAATATAGTTCTGGCATTTTGGTTCTTTTTACATTACTAACCTGTATATATTCAAACACATTAGAATAACTATTTCCTAATTTTATGGTTACATTTCTGTTATAGAAAAATTCTTTTTTTTCTATTCTGATACGTTCTTTAAAACCTATTTTTTCAATACCCATTCCCAATCCTTTAACAGCTAGATAAGAAGTTAGAAAATCTTTTAATGATGTTGTGAATTTCTTATACAATTCATCACCATCAACAAACCCTCTTACCCAATGACCGTGTGTAAGTCCAATTAAAGAGGCTTCGCCATCTTCAGCATATCCAAGATCTGTTCTTCCTAAAGCTTCTGAATATAAAGCGTCTGTTCTTCCGGTGATTATCTGTAATAACCTATTACAAACTTCAAAAGGTAGTAACACATTAGATTGTGATTTTTCATAGAAACTATCTTCTTCAATTGTTATACTTGCAACCGTTTCTTCAAAATCAACATAAATACGATCATTTGGGTCGAAAACAGCTCCACTAAACGACCCGCTACCAAACCATACCAACGCCAAACTCTCACCTTCTAATAATTCAATATTTTGATTATAATTAACATTGATTATATGGTTATCCATATTATATGGATTTGGCACTGTATAAAGATGCGTTCTGTTTACCAAGTTATAATCTTCACCACCATTATATTTAACCAAATCAACACGCATTTTAATATTACTGGCGCTTAAACTACGTGGTTTTATTTTACATTTTACAGATATATTAATTTTTAGTGTTTTTTTTCTATCATTAACAGCATAAAATAATGATGAAGGAGCTCCTTTTATAATGGTTCCTGCCTGTTCAAACTGATTTTTTAAGATAGAATGTACCAATTCATCAGATTTATAATTAACTGATACCGGAATGCCTAACTGCCCTTCATTATAACCATCACTGGCTTTTCTTCTAAAAGCATTACTAATACGATCTATTTCTTGAACCTCCAATAAACTTTTTAAGAATATTTTACGTCCGTTTAAAGAAACTTTTTTAGGGATTAAAGGATTAATAGGCATCCCATCAATTGTATCTAAACGCTCTAATTCTAATTGTTCACTCTCTCTTGATTTTATCAATTTTTCAAGTCCACCTGCATTGTATTTAATGCTCAGTTTATCGTCTTCTTCTGTTTTAGTCATCAAATCTAAAAAACCATCGTAACCACGAATCCATTGATCCGTTTTAGGGTGTTTTTCATCTTTTACCAATCGTATTTCTGCATTAACTCCGTATAAATCATCAACTAAATTTATCCAATCTTTACCATTGCCTAAAAATTTTAAGCTATTGCTAAAATTGGTAAATAAACCGTCATAACCTTTGTTTTTAGCCAGCTCTTTGTCATCATCTTTCCATCCTAAAGGTTCGGAAATAACAATACTGGTCATGCCTTTACAAGAAAGTGTATAACGTACTCTGTCGCTTAATGTTGGGTTTACATCGCTCATGAGTTCCAATTAATATTTTTAGACTTCCATATTGAATGAGGAATGTCAATTTTGTTTTTAAGAATGATTGTTTTTTGACGCTCAATTACTTTTCTGGTCTGTTTTAATTCTTCTAACATTTCTTTTCCATAAGCATCATCAAACAGTTGTTTAGCTTGATAATCATTCATGTTTTTACCTTCCATTGCAAGTGATGACATCATTGCAGCGCGTTGCAATTTGTAGTACTCTTCTACTGAACTATGCACCTGGTCATCTTTCTTTAAAAAGGTAAGTGTTGGTTTGTTAGGTGTTAAACGTGGATTATTACCGTATTTATCGGTAATTACCTCACTAACACCACCGTCTCCAACATAGGCAATTTCTTCTTTTCCGCCTTTTCTACCATGTTTGTATTTCGGAATTGGCTGCGCTAATACCGTTGCTGCTTGTACGGCTCCAATACCAATAATGTATGGCAATAAAGCAGGACCAAAAATAGGACCTAAACCATAAGGCGGAGGACCCAATGCTGTAATAGAAGCCAATGCAGTTTGCGCTACAATAGTAGCTAAATTGGCTATTTTATTAAAGATTGCCTGCTTTTGTTGTTCCTTGCGCTTTTTAGCTTCTAATTTTTCACGCTGTTTTTCTGCTTCATTTGCAATTAAGTCTTTTTGTATCTGATCATCACCAGCTAGTTCTAATTGCTTATTGTAGTATTCTTCACTTCGTTGAATATCATCATCTATTCGCTGGATTCTAGCATCAAAAATAGTATTGGTAAAATCAACCAACGCATCTTTTAATTGAAATGCTAAATCTTTAACTCTTTCGCTGAATTCTTTTTCTAAGTATTCTTTAGTAAAAATATTTTCAGCATAATTTTCTGTTTCAAGATCAGAAACTTCCTTTTTAAAACGGAATAAATCAGCGGTATATTTTGCTATTTTTTCAGCTGATATACGTTCTTTTTCAGGTAACTTATCTTGATTAGCCAGTAAATCTTCAATTTTTGATATTTGAAAATTTAAACCATCAATAGCATACTTCTTTTGAATGGCTAAAACACGCTTTTCATGGTCTTCTCTTGCTTTCTCAATTAACTCAAAATTACCTTTAGCAGCATCTAATTCATTAACATAGGTATTGTTCTCTGCAACTAAATCTTTGTTTAAATTATTGTCTTTTGTTTGTAATTCAGCATCTATTCTTTTCTGAAGAACATTTAATTCATTATCAATTATTGCCTGACGCTTTTTTTCTTCTGTGATAGCAATACCGGTTAATGCTTCCTGGTATTTTTCATACAATAATTGTTGCTCTGCAGTTAATTTTTTCTTGAGTTCACCTGTTTTAATAAATTCTGCTATTTCAATATCTGAAAGCTGACGAACAAATTTTCCTGAATCCTCATCGTATTTTCCTAATTGCTTCAATTCATTTTCTAATCCTTCTTTATGTTTTTGAAGCATCTTTTGATTGGCCACTTCCAGCGCATCTAATTTTTCATCTAAGGTTGATTTTTCATCTTCAACAATTTTATTGTTTAAATCAATTTCTCTTTGAAGTCTGAATTGTGATAATTTAAAAGCATCATCATCCGCTTTCTTTTGTGCATCATACAGTTCTTTTCTCAATTTCTTTTGAGCTGCTAAAAATGCTTTTCTTTTTTTCTCATCTTCATCTCTTTGTGTTTCAGCATCTTTTAGGTTGTTTTGATGTTCTAATTCTGATGCTAAATCTCTATACTTTTTATTCTCTGCTAAAAGCAGATTATTGGAAAGTGTTAAATTATTTTTTTCATTTTCAGTATTTACTTTTAGATTGCTTAGTTTCTTTTGCGCTCTATCTTTAGCTACAACAATACCAACGCTACCTCCACTAGCTTTTTCTATTCGTTCTAATTCTGCAATTTCATTTTCTAATACCTTTATTTTCTCTGCAGAAGTGTTTTTAGTGTTTTCTAATAATTCATTATTAGCTTTAATAATCATCTGATTTGTTTCAATGAAATTATCCAACACTTTTTTCTTTGCAGCAATTTCTTGCTTATCTAATTCCTTAGATTCGCCTTGTTTTTTTCTTTTAAGCTCAAACTCATTTTCTATTTGTTTGATGTTTTTATTGTAAAACTCCTCATTATTTTTAGCAGTTTCTTCTAATACTTTTTTAGTTTTATCAGTATTGGTATTAATTCTATTTTGTATTGCTTCATTTTCTGATAGTTCACTGTTAAAAACTTTATAAGCAACAACCACCGCTGCTAATAAAGCTAAAACCACACCCCAAGGCGTTGCAGTCATAGCCGTATTTAATCCGGTTTGAGCAACTGTTGCAGCTCTAACGGCTGTTGCTTGTGCTAAAACAGATGTTCTACCAATACCAGTAGCTAATGCAAAACTTAATTCAGCAGCTGCAGCAGCTGTTTTTAAGGCAGTATAGGAAGAAGTTATAAAACTCATAAGCTTCATAATTCCAAAATATGCCAATAAAACACTACCAAATTTTATAAAATTTTCAATTATACTTCCTAAATTATCTCTTAAATACTTTAAAGAATTAGCTATTTTTTGTGTTCCACCATTTGCTTGATCAGTAGATAAAATATACGCATCCCACTTGTCTTTTACATCACCTATAATAGAGGATATACTTTCAGAGGCAGCTTCTACCTCTCTGTTTAAAGCTAAGTTTTCCTGGTACTCTAATGTAGCTTGAGCAACTGAATCTGTTAAAATAGTATAGTTGGCTGCTAAAGCACCAATAACGGTTGTGGCTCTTTTTTCGGTAATATTAACATCATCTAAAATATTATTTAGATTTTGACCTTCTTCTTTTGCTTTTGAGAGACCACCAACGAATTTTACAAAAACTCCAGAAGCATCTTTATTGAATTGTTCTGATAGTTCTTTTTGCGTTAATCCAGTAAGTTTTAATACTTGCTCAAGATTTGCACCTGTTGAAATAGCTTTATCAATTACTTTAAAAGCAGTTTGAATAGCACTTCTAGATGATTCAGCTTCTGAACCCAAAGAAGATGTTGCTGCTCCCAAACCTAAAACACTTTCAGCAGATGCATTGTAAATAGATACTCCCTTTTGTATTTCTGTTGAGTTTTCTAATACCTGAGCTTCAGTTGTAGCAAAATTATTACCTAACTGCGTGATTACAGATGCTAAACGGTCTGCATTTTCAAAACTATCTTGAGAAACTTCAATAAATTTCGCAAAATCCTGAACTTGTTCATTTGAAATAATATCCGATGTTAGCTTTAATTTCTCAATAGCTGTAGAAAATCGCAATATATTTTCAGTTCCTTTAACACCCAATTGTCCTGCTACTTCAGATGATTTTAAAAGACCTGCTACAGAAACTCCATTTAATTTGTCGCCCAAATCAACAACTTCTTTTCCAAAATCTTTTAAATCCTGACCAGAAATGTTAGTTGTTTTTCCAACGGCAATTAATTGGCGGTCAAAATCTTTAATAGTTGAAAAAATGTCTTTTACTATTTGCCCAAATAAATCAACACCGGTTAATAATCCGAAAGTAGACACTAAGTCTCTAGCTGTTTGATTTAACCCTTGAAAAGCACTGCTATAATTACCAATGTTTTTAGAATAATTTTTAGTAGCTGCATCAACCGCTTTTACACGCGCATCTAGTTTATCATATTCAACTTGCGCAATCTTTACTTGATTGATATTTACTTTTTCAGCACTTAGTAAATTTGCTAAAGTTTGTTGTGCTTTGTTGCGTTGAGTGTTTAATCTTTCATAAGAGCTTACCAATCCTAAACGCTCACGAGCTTCCGATTTTAATGCTTTAGCAGTTTCTTGTAACTCTACACGTTCTTTTATTAAAGCTCTACTAGTGCCCTCTGAAATTAATTGTTTCTTTTTAATAGCACTAATTAATTGATTTTCTAACTGAATTTGTTCACGCCAAACAACACTTTGTGTCTTACTAATTTCAATTTCTTGCGTTTTAGCTTTTATGTATTCAGTATTGTTAGTCGAGTTTTTTATAAGTTTTGCAATGTTATTTAATTCAATAACACCTTTAGAAAATTCCTTATTTTTATCAATTGCTAATTGAACTTGTTTTTGATATTCAGCACCCCAATTAAGAGCTTCATCTTCAATAACCTGTTTACGAGTGATTACACCATCAGAGTTTGCCATTATTAGTAGTATTTTGTTTCTTAATTGAGTTAATTTTTGCGTTTACTTGCTTTTGAAAAGCGTAATATTTTAAATAGGAAACCGTATTGTAATCGCCAATATCAAATCCTAATATTGATGAATAACTAGCCATTATATCATCTATATTATACTCACTTTTACCTTGTTCTTTTGGCTCCGGCAACATATTTTGATATAATTCTGCTTTTACTACATACGCATTCGCTTCATTTTCAATTTTTTCTAAATCAGCATAATATTTATCAGTACTTTCGAGTGATATTTTGTACCCTTTCTCAATAAGCACATCGTATATTTCCTGATTAAAATCATATTTTAAGACTTCACAGCTCATTAATACCACCTTATTTAAAGCTAGTAATTCATCAATATTTTTTGAAAGTTTAAATATTTTCTTAGCCTCAGTGGTTTGGTTTTTTTCTAGATGTTCATTGTATAATTCTGCCCAAATAGTAGCATACTTTACTAAATTTTCAGGCGAACAATCACCTTCTTTTTTAACATCGCTATTTAATAGCCAAAACGAACCATGCTCTTCTATTTTTAAGAAGAGTTTGTAAGGAATTATATCAAGTGAATTGTAAATCATATATCGAGTAATTTTCTGCTATTTTCAATAAAAAAAGGCAATAACCTCGTTGCTATCACCTCTTTTAAGTCTTTATCACGCAATCCAAAGAGTTTGTCAGACAACCAATGTTTACTACTTAGAATATCGTTTGTTTTTGGATCTGTTGATCTAAACCGTAACACTCCTGAGACTTCTTGCATATAGAAACCTTTTAACCAGTTTCCAGTATCAATACCTGTAAAAGGAGTTCCCCATTCTTTTTTACCACCAGATATTTCTTCAGTTGCCTTAGAATAAAATCCTATTGGTTTTCCAAATATATCCTCACTGTCCTCTGAAATCCTTTTTTTCTCAAGTTCTATTATCTCTTTTTCAATACTTCTTATAAACTTATAAAGGTCCTTTTTTAACCGATTCTGATCTAGCTTTTTTGCTTTGTTCAACTGTTCTTGAAGTGTTGCCATCTGTAGCTATTTTATAAGCTTTTTTAAGTTCCTGCTCTCGATCTTTAGGATGCATATTTTTAAAGACATGAGTTGAGCTAAACTCTTCTTTAAAATCCGCAAAGGACTTGTTATAGCCCTCTGCGAAAGTTATCCCTTTATACGTTTTTTTCATTACGTAACGGTAATTGAAAGCGGTGTTGGTCCTTCATACATAATGGTAGTTTGAACCACAATTCCTTTTACACTAACGGTAAATCCGGTTGCAAAACCAGTTCCAGTTAATTCATAGGTATTATCAACACCTGGAGCAACAAATGATACAGCTTGAACAGCTCCTGCAAGATCTTTAACCTCAAAATCACCATCTTCTAGAGAAGTAACAAATGAGTTACCAGCTTTAGCAGTGAATTTTATAGATGTAGCAGAAGCACTTACTTGTTGTAAACCAACATCAAAGATTCCTTCTAAATGCCCTTCTTCTAAATCGCTTTTAACGATTACAGCACTTAAAACATCATCTTTATCAGCAAAAGTGATAGAACCTTTTACATAAGGAACTTTATCTTTTGTGGCGCGAATTCTGGTAACGGTCAATTCTTTTATTTTTCGACCTTTTACTTTTACACCATCAACGGCATAAATACCTGAGTAATCAGCATCTTCGTTGAATTCAAATAATTCACCGTAGTTTCCTAATTCCTGGTATGATTTTAATGCAGCATAAGCAGCAACACTTAAATAACACTCGAATGTGATTTTTTCAACTCCTTTTGAAGTTACTTTTGAGAAGTTTCCGCTCTCAAACTTTGTATCTTCGGTTGATGCATCAGCTAATTCGTAAACCGGGAACAATGGCACAATGCTTTTAGCTGCAATAGCAGCTCTCCAATCGGCTACTGTTTTAAAAGCAGTAACAGAAGGAAACTCAAACCCATTTGATAAAACAGGAATAAGTAATTTTGATTCAATACAGTTATCTCTGTAACCTGTATTTTTCTGCGGATTCGCCGCTCCGCTGCAAATGTCTATATATGTTTTTGACATAATATTTTTAATTAATTTGTTAAACAACTAACGTTATACGTAATTTCTCCACTTATTGAAAACACATGAAAAGGATGTTCATCATATCCTTTTAGGTTTTCTGTGTAAAAATCATCTAATGATTCCTTAATTCCTTTTTCCATTTTTTCAAATGAAAACCACGTTTTTTTCCTGATCAACTCTATTGCTTTCATCTGAGCTTCCATATCTGCTCTATGAACACTCTCAGGATATATTTTTTGAAGATTTAACATAAACACTATTTTAACAGTATTTGTAAATCTTATACCCTCTTTTGAGTTGTGTTTTGGTCCTTCAATAAAAAAGATAGAACCGTTTTTAGTGTCATTTATAAGAACATCTTTATACTCATTCTTTCCTATATAAGCCTCTGGAACATCCTTTTTGTCTTTTGACTGATTCTTGTAAACACGACCATACACTTCTATTTCACCCCAATTTAAATTATCAAAAAGATACATTTGTATTTTTTGAATAACAGCATCAATGCCTTTAGGATTTGTGAGTATATGATTCATAATTTTACCAAAGTGGTGTTCCGTCAATTAATACAGGATCTGGAAAAAGTATTTTTTGCGCTTTTTTAATAGCTTCATTTTTTTCATAAGTAATGCCTTTTGCAATAAAATGACCGTTGTCATTCTTAGCTCCATACAATTCAATTTTTAATGTTTGAAATGATAAGGAAGCATTACGTTCTATGAAATTCTTACGGTTAGAAGAAACAAACAATTCTAATATTTTAACCGCAATAGTGTAGCCAATAGCACTATCAAATAATTTTACCTTTTTAGCTATTATACTAGAGTAATCCGTTGTATCAATGTATAAATGATGTTGATCGAAAATTACCGTTAATACTTCTCTTACAGATTGCTCTCTAATAGAAGCCAGGAATTTATTGAAGTCTGCCATATCCATATCTACTTCTGCAACTGCTGCATAGATATTTTCAACAGAAGCCAGCTGGTGAAATGCGTTTACTTTTCGACCTGAATCTGCTGTTTTATTTTCGGTATCGAGAATAATTGAGCTATCAGAATCTAAAGGCACTTCCCAGCCTATTCTGTTAATTAAAGATGATATGCTTTCTTCCGAATACATCTATTATACCGCTTCTACAATGTTAGCTTCAAATACTAAGATTTGCTCTTCTGACAATGCGTTAATAGCATCTAACAATTTAGCATCAGTTGAAGCGATGGTTAATTTAGAAGTTGGTTTGGCTAATTTAAGCGCATCTACAACAGATTGCTTAGTGTAGCTAGTTCCTTCATAATCAAAATTAGCATCACCCTCTGTTTGAGCATCAACAGCAGCTTCTTCTGTGTCTAATAAATAGATACTATCAACATTACTGATAACCGGCAATGCTAAAGCTTGAGAAGAGGTGAATTCTGCAAATGGTTCTGATTGATGCCATTTTTTCAACAAAATAAATCCATCTGCTTTTTCATACATAACTGATTTATTTGGACGTGTTTCCTCTGCCAAAATACCATAAACTAACTTACCAACTTTAGTGTTTTGTAAGAACACAACGGTATTTGCTGCCCAAGGTGTTTGAATAGTTCTTACACCATCACGCTCTGTTACAACAGTTCTATCAACAATAATTATTGATAGTTTATAACGTTTTTGTAACATGGTATTTACTTGATCAATATCTGGTACAGGAATTTGTGATCCTACAAAATTTTGACTAAACGCATATTGCTCACGTGTTTGTTGATTCATTGCTAAATTATCGAAGGTAGCTTCATCCATCATTAATACGGATAATACATTTCCTTTAGATTTAGCTTGTTTAATGATACGTTTAATGTCGTCAATTGGTTTAGAGGTCGAATCTGACCAAGGTTTAACAGCACCAAATTTATTGGCTGCCGGATAACCGTAGTTTACTCTAATTCCTGAACCAACATTCGTATCATCATCAACAAGTGTTAAACCTGTAGATAATCCTTGTAAGAACATAAACTCTAATTTTTCATAGATACCTAAAAGAGATTTAGTAGTATCTGCGAAAATCTTACCAACCAATATCTTAGTTTCAACGTTTCTTGCTTGAAGCACGTCAATATCAGACATTGTTTTTTCATTTAAAGATAATTTCATTCCTAACTTTGGAATATCGCCAGAAGCGGTTCCGAATGAATCTCTTTTTTTCAATGGTAAAGCAGAATCCATTGCCACAACATCAGCTGAAACAACTGATCCGTCAACGTTTAAGGTTTGCCATTTAAGGTCGGTTGACAATTCTTTTGTCAACATTTCTTTATGTAAATAGGTTAAAGGTGTTTTTTTACCATTAACTCTTTCTACTAAGTCTTTTGCTATTGCTTTAAAAAAAGCTGCGAACTGTACAAATAACGATTGTTCCATAACTTATTAGTCTTTTGTAAATCTGATTAATGGTAATGCTGTTATTGCTCCTGCAGGAACAGCGTAAGGAGAAGCCACCTTATTAACAGTACCACGAACTAAAATAGCTGCAAATGGTTTTGTTTTTAAAATGCTCGAAACTAACACACCTTTATAGGTATGTGATGCTGGCAATGCTGCATAATCAGCTCCAGAGACTGGCATCGGTTTTAAATTTCCTGATGATGTTTCTTCGATGATTATATGTCCAGCTTTAATAACATTAACGTCAGCTGCTACAGCTGCTACATCTAATGTTTTACCACCAGGAATTGTCTCTAGGTTTTGGATAACAACAATGCTATCATTACTAGTGTCAACGGTTTCCTTGGTATTGTCTAAATTTCCGGTTATACCTGACATAATTGATTAAATATTAATTAACTTTTTAAACTAACTCGTCAACAATTAATTTAATATCTTCGGCACTAGGTTCGTCTCCGCCTTTAGTTCTATAAGGTACTCCGCCTGAATATTGCGTTTGATCTGCAACAGATTGTCTGATTTCTGTATATTCGGTTTCAAGGGCTTTTACTTGATCCTCAATAGGTGTTTCAGAATTCGTGTCAACACGTTTAATCCATTGTTCTTGCAACTCCGGTTTCATCCCTTTTAAAATTTCAGAACTTCCAAAAAGCTTAGTGGCTGTTTGGATTTTGGTTTCTGTAACCTTACCTTTTTCAAGATTATCAACCTTTTCTAACAATGCTTTTGCCCACGCTGGAGCATCGTCATCATTTTTCTTTTTAGATGGGTCTTCCTCTTCTTCATCCTCTTTTTTACCAACATTTTTTGCTAACAACTCTGTTTTTGCCTTATTGTCCGCTTCAAGAGTTCTTGCTCTATCATCGTCCTTAGCAATTTCTTCGATGCTTATAACATCGTTAAAATCATTGATTACTACATCAATTGCAGCATCGTCTGCATCGTCAGCTGGTTTTTTAGCAAGTTTATCCGCAATTGCGTCTAACCTTTTTTGAGATAAGTTAGCCTTAGGAAATAATGCCTTAAGTCTAGCCTTAATGATTTCTGGTTTTACTGCCATAAGAAATTTAATTAAATTATTGATTTATAACTTTTAACAAATGTAATAAATTATTTCTTATTTAGAATCATTCTAAATAAGGAATTTTAACACAAAAAAACCACCCGTTTTATGAGTGGTTTGGTTAACTTAAATCTTAAACAGTTACAGGTGTCTCTGTTTTAGTTTTAGACTTAGCTTCCTTTTCAATTTCAGTAATCTCATTAACCGCATTCCCTGTCATATCTAGATATTCAACAGCTGTTTTTAAACTCATAACCCCTGCAGTTCTTGCTTTTGCTATATTTTCAATTGCTTCTTTTAAATCATTTGGTAAAATAGAATTGAATTCCACTTTAATAAGCGTGTCTTTAACTTGGCTAGCTAGTTTTGTTTCTGTGGTTTTTGCAATTCCAGAGATCAATACTTTAATAATTCGCTGAACCATTGTTCTGTTATCACCCTCATTCATGGCGGCTTTTATTCTAGGATCTAAAAATAATAATTCTAAAGCAACACCCGAAAGGCCTCCTATACTTCCTTTTAAGTTATCAAATGATAAGTTTGGAGTACAGGATATAGAATAAATTGCAGCTTCTAATAGTTCTATTTCCAATTTAACACTTTCCGGAGCGTTGCTATTGGTTAAGAATTCTGCATCGCCATGTATCGTTTTTCCACTGTCTGCATCGACTTCTTTCATTGGAAACTTTAATGTTTTTCCATCATCATTTCTATCCGGCAAATTGGTTACTTCACCATATAATTTTAATAAAGGATAACCGGAATAATCATTACTTGCACCTAATTTTGATAAAGCCGTTTCATAACGATCTATCAAACTTTGTACATCATACCACTCTGGTTCGTCTTGAGATAGATATACGATAGGAATTTTGCTAAATCCATGTGGTAATTTATCAATTAAGGCAAATGATCCTGATACATCGCTACATTTATAACACAATTCATTGGTCCAAATCCAGGTATGTTTAACGGTTTTATCGCCATCTTTTGTTGTAAAAGACCAGGTGAAAGCTGCCATATCTCCATCATCATCAAAATAAGGAGCCATTGATCCGTTTTCATTGGTTAAAAGTTTTAGTTTAATGTCTTTTACCTTTGTATTTTCAATAGTTACCACATCTTTGATATAAAACTGAATAGCAACTTCTGTTTGGCTTTTTTGAACAATTTTAGCCTTTTGAATTTTATCATCAATTCTATTTTCATCCCAAAGTGATAATACCTTTTGAAATAAATCATTTGGTTTTTCAATTGATAAGGTTACCGGTTGCCCAACTTCAAAAGCACATGCTGTGTTTACAATCTTTTTTTGAAATGGTACAATTGCTCTAATTGCTTTCACTGTTTTAGATTTCTCACCTTCGCCAACTTGCTTGTCTTTTTGAATAAGACCCACTTGCGACTGTCTAATGGTGCGATCTAACACTTTGTATTCTTTGATGTGCTTTTCTATTTTAGCACTGTCTTTTTTTGAAGTTAAAAAAGTTTTAATAGCTTTTTCAGGTTCTAATTCTAGTAGTTTTAATAATTCGTCCATGATTTTTAGTAATTAATTCCCATTTGGGAGAGTGATTTAGTTGTTGTGTGAATTTGCGGTTGATTGTTGTAGGCCATGTGTCCGTATCTTGAAGAATCCCAAAAGTGATTCCAGTCATCGATAGGCTGGTTTATGGCGATACCGTTTATTTCTTTTAATCGATAATTTTCCTGCTCTTTTTTAACTTGAGGATATAAATGATTTTTAACAATGTGTATTTTTTTACTTTTCATTGACAGTAAATGAAACATAACACTTTTTGTTTTGCTTACTTTTTTAGTGTTCCAACCGCCTTTATTTAAAGCTTTCACCATTTCAACCGTTCCTTTGTTTTCTCCTGTGTATTTGTCTGAACTATCACATATAATTAAATCACCTAAATCAAAGTCTGATTTATTTGGCTTTACTCCAACAGCTTTTAATACTTCAATTAATTCATCTGATGTTTCAATAGGTGCATAAATCAACGGTTCTATATAAATATTATACGCATCTTCTGCATATTTATTTAAGCTGTTCGGATCTGTTGTAAATCCAAAGTCATTGGTGTAAATGTGGGCCAAATCTGGAAACTCATCAATCCATTCTACATGCTGGAACACCACACCTTTCATGGCACCACGTAAACCAAGTCCGTACACTTTCCACATAAACTCATCGGCAGTACCATTATTGATGTTTGTAGGATGTGGAGGCGGATAGTTTGTTTTACTTATTGGCTCTACTTTGTTTGTGGCTTTATTATAACAATGGATAACACTGTCTTTGATGATGTAGGAACCAGGCTTCCATGGTTCGTAAGAAAGTATTTTGTTTTTTTCTTGCGGACTTATAAACGGATTGTCTAAGAAAGTGGTTCTTAAAAACCCAACATCAGGTCTGTTAAGTACTTTATCAAAAAACCAATGTTCTGTAACACTTGGGTTGTAATCTGACCACCAAAACTTACGACAACGCATCTCAACGTGATCAAAAACAGATTGCTTAATAAACATTATTTCATTAAAGAACGCATAATCACAACCACCACCATGCTTCCCATCACCTAAGAAATAAATAGTACTACCATTTATTTTGAAACTCTTTATTTCTTCTGCATTATGAAATTTATTAGGTAATCCATAATCATCCAAACGCCTTTTAAAATCATCGTATAAGGTTGTTTTAAACTCATTGTAAGTTTCTCTGTAAATATTGATGGTACATTTAGTTTCTACGAATAAACAAAGCCAAATAATAATATCTACGCCAGCCCACGTTTTCCCGGAACGAGAGGAACCCTCTAAGGCACAACCTCTAAAACCACCTATTAGTTCATCATAACGGTTATATTGTTGCTCGTTGATTGCATTAAATAGAAATTTATAGTTAGGATTCGTAATTGCATCAATATTTTTTAATTGACTGCGAAACAAGTCTATATCTCTTTCTTTTAAAAGAGTTTCTAATTCTATTATTTCAGCATCAGTGAGCAACTTATTAAACTATTTTTATTAATTTATGATGAATCATAAAGCGTACTTTTTCTTCAATATGCAGTTTTTTTTTACGACCAAAAGCACGTTTTTTATGCTGTATTAAATAAAATTGATCAACAATTTTTTGCCGTTCTATTGGATCATTGAGCTTGTATTTCTTAATAACAGCTTTTACCTGTCTTTTTTGGTTTCTTTTTCTAATTAGAAACTGCATTCTAACAGTTATTTTTCTCTTTAACAATTGAAGTTGTTTAATCATCGATGTAACTTTTTAAAGATATTTCTAGATCATTTAATTCATTTTCTGCAAAATCGAGAACTGCTAAACCGATTAACTCAGGGTTTGATGTTTCTCTAAGTTCACCTTCAATTTCTATATATACTTTACCGTTTTTTATTTGTATCATAATAGTTAAGTTAACTACTTGTTAATACCACTCAATAATTCTCCTACGGTACGTACTCTTTCAATATTTTGATCGTTTACCTGTACATTAAATTCATATTCCACTTCCATTACTAATTCAACAACATCTAGCGAGTCAAGACCTAACTCATCATATAGAACTGTACTTGATTTAACCTCAAAATTATCGGTCAATTCTGATTTATTTCTGATGACTTTTATTAATTCATCTAGCGTAATTTGTCTTCTTTCTTCCATTTTGTTTAGTTTTTAGTACATTGAGTTTATTATTATTTTTGTGGAGAAGAACGGATTCGAACCGCTGACCTTCCAAAATTGGCGCTCTAACCTTTGACACTAATTACACTGCAAGAACCATTGTTTGTGTGTATCGCTGAGCTACTTCCCCATTTAAAAAAGCCATTAAAAAAATGGCTTTTTGTATAAATTATATTCTTTAACAATCAGCTCTAATTGATTTATAAAGTTTTAGTGAGTTTTGTGTAAAATGTAAATTATAATTATCCTTTAACTTTTGCCGATAATGTTTCTTGACTGTGTTTTGATTAGAACCTACTAACACGGCATTCAAACCACTTTTCGAGAATACTCTCGCATCCTCTTTATCAACAAAATACAAATTACATTGAACATCATTTGCATCGATAATTAAAGATGCTAACTGAAAATCAGCTACTACAATTACATCATTAGTTACAGCACTGAATTGCTGGACTACTTCTGTTTTTTGCTTCGGTTCCGGTGTGGCTGTAGTATTTGCCATGACCGTGAAACTAATCATCCCGATTAATAACATAAAGAACCAATTGAATTGCTTCATAATACATCAAAAATAACATATTTTATTATTATTTTGTAAAATATGTTATTATAGTTATAAAAAAATTTAACTATTTTTTCAACGCTTTAGCTACTAACTGTGCAATACGTTTTTCTCTTTCTTCTGAATCTGTGCTGTTAGTAAGAATCAACGGACTTTCTTTATCGCCTTTTAACACCGTTACTCGATCTGGATACAAGCCCTCTAATTTATTTATTTCCTTTTTAATGCGATTTATTACCGCCAAACCTTGTGGAGTGCCTTTGTACGATTCTTTTAATGATCGTGCATCTTGTTTTAATTCTGCAATCCTTAAAGCTCTTTTTTGCGCAATAGATGATTCTTCTTCTTTGTGCCAGGATTCATACGCTTTTTTTAAAAGATTTTTGGCTTGTCTGCGCTTTACATCAAATTGTTGCTCACAGTTTTTTAATATCAAATAGTCAGGCACACCAGAGATAATCCAACCTTGAATGGTGAACACTCTTTTTTCGGTTTCTAATTTTGTGGACCTGCTTCCAGCCATAGTGCTTTTAATTACTTGGGAACATGTATTTGATCACTGAAATATGTCGACTTAGCTCTGTAATTCTATCGCGAAGTTTGATAGCTTCCTTTTCTCGCATTTGTCTAATTTCATTGTCTGAATCTTGAATAGCTTGAGGGTCATAAGCTTTTAAAGCAGCTTCAAAAATACCTTTTTCTTCTTCTAAATATTTTACAATAGTATCTCTCATTTCTATTAGAATTAAATAATTAGTTTCTGCCATTTTCAAATATTTAATATTACTTGGCATAAAAGTAATAAAAACTTTCATTCAACCGGTACGGTGACCGAAGTCACCGTTAATCTTTTCAGGAGTTTTGATTAAGGTTCAAAACAGTCTCAAAAGGTTCTCGCGTTACCGAGAACAGAAAATACAGCATAAAACCTGCTATAAAGCATAAAACACATCACCATTTTGCATCAGGATTTTATTTCCTTGTATTGCAACTACGTTGGTTGTAACCTCGATACTACCTTTAAACAAAATATCTTTTGTGTAGGTAAATGCTTGTCCAACTTTGTAGTCTTTTTTTAGTAACATATTTTTACGTCATTATAACAGAGCAATATTGGGTTGATTATTCAACTCTTCCAAGTCTTCACCTAAGTTTAACTCGGGATAATTATCTTTTATTTTCTTTGGATCTCCTTTGTAGAATACCAATACATTTTGATGCATTTTACCAACTTTTCTTCCATTGTTAAATTGTCGTCTTACTCTAATGGCTAAACTACCAACTACGTTTACTAAAATAATTTCATTGTAATACTTTGCTCCAGCTTCTTCAAAAGCTTTAATAGTATCACTCACAAAGTTGATGTAAAAGCCGTTTTTATCGCGAACATCACCTACAACAAAACAAGCAAAACGGTCATCTTTTAGTTGCTCAATAGATTTTTTAACGATGCTGAAATAAGCTGTTTTAAAATCTTCATAGGTCATATTTGATAAATCCTTTGGATCATCGCTGTATTTTTCTAAATAAGCATAAGGCGGACAGCTGTAAACAAAGTCAACTTCATCAACAAATATCTTATCTAAAACCTCATTACTATCTCCATCAAACCAATCAACACCTCTAATTTGTAAAAGTTCCGCTTGTTTTCGGTTGGCTTCTACCTGGTCCAAACGTAAATCGATTCCTTTGTATTTATAACCTAAAACACCTGCAACAATTCCACGAACGGAACCGCCAGCAAACGGGTCTAAAATACGACCACCTTCAGGGCAAAACCATTTGTATGACAACTCGCATAAAACAGGATCAAAAATACTAGCACCTTCATAAACGTGCATTCCTTTTTTCTTTGCGTATTCTAAAATCTCATCCCATTCAGGATCACGTCCTAAACTTTCACGCATTTTATTGCGCAGTTCGTAAATAGCGGTGCTTTGTCCGCTTTTTGCAATCAACTCGACATCTTCTCTTGTTTCTTGAGAATTAAACCCAAGCGACAACCATTTACGCTTTCGCTCTTGCCAAACTCCTGAACGCGTGTCTAAAATTGAAAACGGTGGAAAGATGAAACTGTCTTTTAGTGATGAAGGAATGATAGGTTCGCTATTGTTTTCACCCTTATTTAAAAGGCCTTCAAATTCAATTACATCAAAATCCTGAATATTCATAATGGATTGTAAATCTGGAAAGTCTAATTGGAAGTTATTTACAAAGTCTAACAATCCCTGCTGGGTTATTTTTGCGTAAGCAGATGAATATACCAACACCAATTCTGCTGCTTCTTTCATGTTTTTGCAATCGATAAAAGTTGCTGGCAATAGTTCCGGCACTTCTTTGCCTGTTTCAATTACTTTTTCTAAATCTAAAAAACGATGTCTGCCATCTAAGCAGTAAATAATACCTTGGTGTTCCCAAACCTTAAACGGATCTATAAACTGATATTTTAAAATGGATTCGATTAGCTTTTCAGAGCCGTTGTTAACCCATTCTTTGAAGTTTTCTTGCTGAATGAATTGAAGCTCGCGCCAATTTATCAACGTTGTTTTTAATACTCTTGATGCGATTGGTGCTTCTTGCATTGGTTAAAAAAGGTTTTATTTGGTAATATCTTGAAACAAATGTACATAATTTGCTATTATCTTGCATATTATGTTAGTCTTATTTTATTAATATGTTGATTTACAGTGTTTTCAGATTTTATAAAATTTATGTTATTTATTGGTTATAATGCCAGTTATAAAAATTAGTTCTCATTTATAGTTCTAAATTGGAAAGCTAGCGTGTAAATTATGCGTTTACTATTCAATTTAGGTTGATTTTAAGGTCGTTTTTAATGTTTTTTAGGGTAATTACTTGGATTTTCTATAATATTAACATCTAAGTAAAAGTCTGCAAAAATGTGAATCGTATAAACTACCCTGTTATTAGGATTGTCTGCACTTCGTGTGGTTGGAAACTGAAGCTTTTTATCTGGATCAGTTAAGCAACTTTCTAACGCTTTTATCATTTCATTAATTGGAGCTGCATTTTCTATCCAGGGCATAGCCATAATATCCATATCAGAATTTAAGCTGCCATGTAAACCTAATGCCCACCCTTTATCAAGTGCGGCTTGTCTAAAGTCATTCCACATTGCAGCATAAAAAACGGCTCTTCCATTGGTAACCACGTATTCTCTATTTTTAGCCATTTAATTGATAGTTTTTTTTATAGGGAAGAGACTGTTTTTTTCAAAATAAAATATAATAGGATTTGGTGTTTCTTTTACTTGACCATATTTAAGCGCAAAACGATAATTTCTACTATATTTTTTAGCTCTCTTTAATTGGTCTTCTAGTTCTTGTCTAAATACTCGTAAACTAAAAGTGTCTTTTGCTTTATTGCAAATTGAGCAACTTGGATTTAAATTGTCGATATGATTTACATCATTTTCATTTAAATGATTCAAAAACTCTGGAATATCTCTTTTGTTTTTTATACACCAATTAAAATTGCTTTGAGGAATAATATGATCTATTTGCATTTTAATAAGCTTATCACCACAATAAGCACAATAACCATTATATTTATTAAAAACAACTTCTCTTATGCGTTTATCCAAAGCCATTGTTCAATTGTTATTTATTGATTTCTTCTAATTCTAATTCTTTTCCTGTTAAAACAAAGTATAAGTTTTGAAGTTGATGAACGCTATTAATTTTAACATCTATTCCATTTTCAAAACCATTATAAACTTTTAATATTTCAACTCCGTCTTTTTGATAAATTATCATTTCATCCCAACCTGTATTCTTCTCAAAACCTAATTTCAATAACCATTCTTCTGTTAGTGGAATACCATTCATTGATTTATAATTAGAGTAACAATCAATATTGTAATATAAAATATTAATGCCTAATGCTGTTATTTTTACAGGATGTCCGTTGTTATTATATTCAACTAAATTTCCGATACGTAACTCTTTTGGATCCATTACTCAATTATTTCGTTTTTAAAAGCGGCTAAACGCATTGGATGCATTTGGCTGTTTCCAATTTGTTGTTTATACCAAATTTGTTTGGTTCGAACAATTTCTTTTATTTCTTCATCGGTAAATTCAAAACACATATTTACACTTCTATCATTTGATTGATATTGCACATGTACGGTGTTAAATTCTACTTGATGTTCTGCTATTTTGTTTGTTACTTCAGGAAATTCTACTGATTTCATATAAATAATTTAATCTTTATTCTCTTGTCTGTCTTTAGGAGGCATTTCTTCCAATCTAATTGCTTTAATAGTGGTTTTACCTTCTAAAATTGCTTTACATACCCTGTGCAAACCATCACAAATAACACCTTCATTATCTAAAATAATGGGATGGTCTATGTTGGTGTGTCTTAACCTGTCTACATGATGTATAAAATCAGCAAGGTTGCCAATATTCCAAGCTGGTCTGTTTAAGTTTATGCCAATCAATGGTAAATCAAATTGTTTATACTTTTTAGATTGCTCTATTAATTTTAAGGCAGAATAGATATTTCCATGTTGATCTTCGTATTCATTCTCGATTAATACAACTTTTTCAATTTTTACTTTTGGTAAATTATCGCTCATACTGAAATTACTTTTACCGTTTTTTGAAATTATGAATCAGCATATAAGCATCTCTGGCGTGTTCGCTTGTTACCGATGTAATACCTGTAATTTTTTGAAACATTTCTTTATTTAATTTAGTGGCTCCTTTAACGGGATGTAGCATTTCAAATGTTATTTTGTTTTCTGAAAGCTTATTGATTTCTGTTAAGAAATCTTCCCATATAGAACAATCTCTTTTTACTGATCCAGCTCCTTGTTGTTTTTCTTGAGAGCGTGGACCAAACCATTTTCTTTTACGTGCATCTTCTACTCTAATATGCACCTCCAAATCTTTGTTTAATAGGTCTATAATAAAGTTTATAGCATTATGTATGGCAATTGTTTTAGCCATTTTTTGCGTTCCATTAATAAAGCCAATACCCGTTTTAACTCCTGGATCAATACCGATGTAAACCAATGCGTTGAAAAATTTAAAGAAATAGTGTGCCTAAGGTTTTCTTAGGACTTTTGAAGTATCTATAACAAGCTCAAATATAGTTATTTCTATTGAATTTGAAGCTGTTTTTTGTGGTTAAATATGGGTGAAAAAACAATTTATTTTTAAAAAAACCACAACGGCTAACGTGTGCTAAAATGGCATTGAAACGCCTTTTAGCTTGTTGTTAGCCGTTATTTTGTTCCAATGTGTTTTTAATGCTATCTTCAAAATAACTATCTCGTATCATTCCTAAGTAATTTTTATTCTCATCAAAAACCTTTCTTGCATAATCCAATCTTCCATCCATTACATAAAATGATTCGGTTACGTAAATGATATCTCCTTCTAGGAATACCTTATTAAGCAATTCTATGTTACGTTTTGCTTTGTAATTTATTATTGTCATATCTATCTATGGTATTTTGATTTATTATTATATAAAAACTTATTATCTATAACTTTAGTTTCTAAATGCAGATGAGCAGTATTGGTAATAAGAAAAGGTTCTGGTAAGAAAGGTTTTATTAAGCGTTTTTTAATCTCTTCAATTCTTTCTTGTTCTAACTCTTGCAATCTCATTAACATCGCATATATCCTTAATTTTTGTACTAGCATTTTTCTATTGCTTATTTTTTTAAGTAATTAATTTACTATTTAATTGGTTTTTTACATTCAATGCAAATACCAATGTGTTTTTCAAATAAATCAAGTTTCTTACCACACTCACAAACCAATTTTACGTTTTGATCAGTTTTTTCACTCGTATTTGCAAGTATAATATCAGAGTGATTAAAGCAAAAACTTATAAATTCTGCGTGTTTAAGTGCTTCTGCTTTTTGTATTTCAGTACAGGACTTACTGTTTGCTATTTCTATATAAGGCACTCTGGCAATCTTATATTTACCACCAAGTTTTGTCCCTATAATATTCCAAGCGGTTTTACTTTCGCTGTGTTTAATTTGTACTTTAATGTTTGGATTTTCCATAAGGCATCATTTTAGATTTTTAATCATTAGAACAAATCCAACAATAGTATAGACAACTATTAATACCGTTGCTGCTGCAAAAGCATAAGCGGCTATCATAGTGGAGTCTTTAAGTTGTTTTTCTGTTTTCATCTGTTTATTTTTTTTGGTTTTTTATTTTAAGTTCAATGAAACCTGGTTAGTAGAATAATTTGTTATTAATATTTCGTTTCTGCGGTTATTTATGTTTCTGCGTTCTGTTAGAAATATTACATTCATTTTATAATCTGCTGCTAATTGTAAAACTTTTTCGTTATCAAATTCACTCATTGCAGAAGGAATACCAGAAGTAGCTATTATTTTAAAACAATCCTCTGTATCTTTCACGCTCCATTTAGGTACTTTGTAAAAATGTGTTGTGTCTAGATAAATCGGATCCATATAGATAAAGCATTCCTCTTTTCTTAATAGTGTTTCGCTGAAATTAATTTTATTAACAACCTCTCTAAAATCACTATTCATAAGCGTAGCATCTTGCAACCATAGAAAAGTTGGTTCTATATTTTTAATGATATTTTTTTTAACATTTTCTAAACCAAACCTTAATGTATCGCCTTTCCCTAGGTATGTGAAATTTGATAAAAGCAAAAACCTAATTGCTTTCGTTAAAGGATCTAATTCAATATTTTTTTTCCAATCTTTAACTAAACTTTCTGTAATAGGCATTAGCTTAATTTGATGAATTAATTGCTCTTTCTGATTAAGAATTATTTTATATAAGTTATAAACATCATCGTCCAGATCATTTAGAATTGCATATTTCGGTTTTGGTAAATAAAAGTAACTACCGCCTGCGCCAAAAAATAATTCAATTCTCATTTTGTGCGGCGGGAAGTGTTTATATAATTGATCTTTCATTTTTCGTTTATTTCCTAGTCTAGTTAAAATCATTTCTCTATTGGTTTAACAATTCTTCTACAATGGCCTTATAAATGGGTCGTGGATTAAAGTTTTCTAGCCACCAGTCTTTTCCTCTGTTTTTAGCAACGGTATAATGGTGTTCTATTTCAGTTAGTTGGTGTTTGGTTCTAAGGTTGTTCTGTTGCACTTTATCTAGTTTTAAATAAGCTGCAGTATTAAGAATGGCATTTCTCATAAATTTGGAGTTTTTCCTATTATTTTAAAAAAAGTGATGCTTAACGCAAATGCGATAGTTATGATGTTAATTAGTACTAATAACAACATCAATGAAGGTTTAGGTAGGTTAGTTTTTTTCATTGTTTTGGTTTAATAATTTCTGTTATTTTTAAGCTAAGGATGCAGTAGTTTTTTTCTATACCTAATACACCACCAGTCAGAATATAAGATACATAGGCATGTATTTCTTTAGCGGTGTAGTTGGTTCCGTCAAATTCTTGTAATATGAGTTTGTCGCCTCGCTGAAAGTCTCTATCATTTAAACGAATTTCAAAAGATTTGTTTCCTGCTGCTGTGGCATGAAAATACTCTGGTAATATTTTAAGTTTATGTGTTTTCATGGGTTACATTAATTTAATTAAGAATTCTAAGGCAAATAATGCTTCTTGTTGTAATTTTTCACCATTAAATTCCACATACTGTAATTTTGCTACATTATTTAAATCGTATTCGGTAGTTACAGATAGCTCACAGTCGTTTTTTTTAATACTGTGCCAATCATAAGAGAATTCTTCTTCATAAAAACGAGGTTGTTTTTCTACAAATCCTAATGCTAAAAGCTGTTTTATACTTATCATTTTTTTAAGGTATTTATTAAATATATTTCTGCTTTCTGTATATTAACCATCGTATTGGCAACGGCACAAATAGAACTTGCTTTTTTAATGGTTTCATCGGAAGCATTGTTGTTAATCTCTTTTAAAACATTAATTAAAGATTCTTTTAGTGTAATATTTTCAGCGGTTGGCTGATAGCCATTTATAGTTATTTCTGTTTTTTTACTTTTAACTTCCGGTAAGTTTTTAGGCACCTCTTTTAATTCTTTAAAAAATTCCTCCATTTCATGAGGTAAAAAAGAGTAGGTTAATCCGTCTGTTTTAATTACAATAACGCTTCCTGTAATTTCTTTATACGATTTTATTACTATTTTCTTACCTAAATAAACCTTGGTTTTTCCAATAAGCTGTTCTAATTGTTGTATGGTATCTTCTGACATTTTGTTTGATTTAATGGTTCTTATTTTTATTGATTTTTTTATTGATTTTTGATATTAGTCTGATGGTTTTTTTAAGCTCTTCCGGATAACGATGTATGGTGTTTTTAGCTATATGTTCTTTCCTGGTAATTAACTCTAAATTTTCAGGTGCACAATTCATGGTGTCGTTATCTACAAACCGTAGGATATACCCTTTTGGAACGGGTCCAAATTTCTGTTCCCAATTATACACTTGCAATTGCACCCATATACCTAATTTTACTCTTATGTATTTATGCTTAACGCCTCTTTTATCAGCTCTTATTCTGATGTCTCCATTGCTAATTCCTACTGAATTATGAGGTAGGTTTCCTTTTTTAAACCTGGTTGCTTTACTATTTTCAATACCTTTTGCAGTCATATACTCGGTTTGCTTTTTTCCTTTATTAGCCGGAATTTGTCCTTTTCTGAACATTCCCATTTTTTTACGTTCATCTGCTAATTGTTGAGGTATTGTTAAATTCATTCTTTCTAAAGCTCCTGTAATACCGCTTCCACTTCTTCCAATGATGTTAGCCATGGTTTTAACCGGTATTTTTAAGTAATTTTCTTTTATAAAAGCATCTTCTTCTTTTGTAAAATTGGTAGTTCCTTTAGTGGCTTTTAAAAAGGCGTTAAGTCTAAATTTTATTTTAAGTTCTGCCGGTATTACTAAATTTTCATTTTTCTGAAATCGATATACAACTCCTTTTTCAATTCCGAATTTTTTAGCAATAGAAACGCCGCTTTGCTTTAAATAATTAGCTTTTATATACGCTGCTATTTCTGGTGTTATGACTATTTTTGGCATGGCTTAAAATTTAGTTCACTTTCTTTTTGAATGATGTAATCTGTTGTTGGTTGTAAAAAATCGGCCACATTCATGTTTTTTATTTTTTCTAACCGTACCAAGGTCCGTTGCATTTCTTTAATCAGTTTACATTGGTCTTTAAAGTTTAGTTCTTCATCTCCTAAAAAATCGTAGTACAGATGATACTGGTTTAGTAACTCATTGTATTTTTCCTGGTATGTTTGTACTACTTCCATGGTTACATTCTAAAACTTACACCTTCCCACTTAATGATATTGAACATCTCCGGCAAACGATCGCCAATGCGCTCTTTATAGCGTTCTGTAATTTCAGAAGGTTTTAAATTGGTGGTTACGTAGGTTATTGCCTGGTTTCTATTGCGCTCAAATAACACCTCTCCCATCAATTCAAAGCTTAAAAAGGCTAATTTTTCAAAGCCTAAATCATCGATATAAAGCTTTCCGGTGTAATAGTTTTTAATTTCAAAATTGGTTTGATTACTTTTAACAGCGTTCATGTATTCATCTACAAAAGAACCGGTACTGATGCTTTTGAAATAAAAAGCGTTGTTGTTATAATCTAAGGAGATTCTTTTTCCTATTTCCTGCAATACTTTAAATAAAAACGATTTCCCAACGCCATAATCACCATAAATCAACAATCCTTTATCTAAACTTGCTTTGTTTTTTATTAAACCGTATTGATTAAAATTTTCAAGTTTTAAGAAATAACCTAAGATTGTATAGATAATTTTATCATTTCTTTGGTCGATGATGAATTGATCATCCCGATGTTTTTTTATTTTTTCGAATTCAGTTTTACTGATTTCTAAAAATAAATTCCAAAACAAATTTTTATTAAATTTTTGCATTTCTTTAGGTTGATTTTTAATTACAGTTTCCCAATTTTTTAAATGATTGACTATTGGTGTTGCTATGCTAATCATATTGCTTAATTTTATCGATTACCGTTTGATTCATTTCACTAACTGGAGCTGTTTTTTTGTTGCTAAAATTTTTATCGTTTTTTGCCCAGGTTTGTAATCTTCTTTCAAGATCCCAAGTTGGCTCTAATTCTTGTCTGAATTTTGTTTGCGATTTATTAGGTTCTGTCCAGTATTTATAAAACTCATTTAAAAACTCTTTACCATACATTTCTAAAAAAGGAGTGAGTGTGGTAGAAAATTTTAATTTTCTGGCATTATAATTTTCTTTACTTTCCTTTACTTTACTCTTCTTTACTTTACTTTGTGTGTTTATGGGTCCTATAGTTGGTAATAAACCTTGTTTACGTATCCCTAAACTGGTTAAAAGGGTGAATAAACCCTCTAAAGTGATACATTTATTATTTCGCTTTTTATAAGCATCTTGAATACTATCAATAAAATCTTGACACCAAATAATCTTATTTTCTCGCCAAAGAATTGCATCAAATTTTCCTAAATCAACCAAATCATTTATAATCGATTCTAGTACTTCTTTTGAGACTTTACACTTAGCAGATAAGTACATTAATGTACTTGGTTTTGATAAATTTAAGTAGTGATAATCTGTTTTACCAAGCTCTCTTAATAACTTCACGAAAGTTGCAAACCCATCATTTCCATAAGTTTCTTCTAGGTAAAACATCTTATTTCCTTCTTCACATAAAAAAGGAAAATAATCAACACTATTTCTTTCAGGTCTTGCCATTTCATTATTCTTTTAAAAGTTCAACATCATCATATTTATTTCCTATAACAAAAAAATGATTTTCAGTATCTCTGTATATAAAACTTCCATATGTGAAAACATAATCTTTACAAGAACTTTCTAAACCATTAAATGAATGAATACATCTAAATTTTAATTCTGGAAATAACTCTATAATAGCAACACGCCAATGTTTACCATTAGAACCATCATCCCACTTAACTACATCACCATCATAAATTTCCACACCGTTTTTATCTTTAAATCCGGTGAATTGTCCTAACGTGTCCGTTTTTATATATTCAATCTGTTTATTTTTTATATCTTGAATTGAATCAATTTCATTTTCTGAATACACAGCGTTTGGTAATCCAAAAATCCATTTATCTGTACCGGCTATTTTTGCTCTAAATTTTATAATTCTACTCATCTTAAAATTTCATTTTAGGTTGGTTAATATTCATCAGATACCGATCAACTTTAGCTTCTAATTCTTTCGAGCGTTTTAGCCAGCTAGGATATTTTGTTTTAAAATATTCCTTTTGGCTGTTTCGCATATCAAATACTAATTTTTCAAATTCATTCATACTTTTAATTTTTAAATAAGTCTAATACTTTATCAATAAAATCGGTTTTCATTTCATCTGTTGCTCCAGTAATTGCATTAGCTGTTTCAGCTTTAGATTGGATCATTTCAAACAATTGCTCATCAATAGTATTTTGTCCTAAGAAGTAGGTACACATCACATTGTTTTTTTGCCCTATACGGTGCGCTCTGTCCTCACATTGTACACAATCGGCATAAGTCCATGGATATTCAATAAAAGCAACCCTAGAACTCGCTGTTAGCGTAATACCCACTCCTGCAGCTTTAATATTACACACTATTAGTTTTACATCTGGATTTCTTTGGAAAGCATCGATATTAAGCTGCTTTACATCCATATTATCTCTACCGGTTAAGGTAACCGCATGTGGAAACTCTTTTAAAACAGCATCAACAATAGCGTGTAAGCTGCAGAACACAATTAGTTTTTCTCCTGAGTCTAAAACCTCATTGATAAACTCTTTTACTTCAGCTAATTTTCCTAAGGCAGAAATGCGTTTTAGTTCACCCATTTTTACCATGATCTCACCTCTAAGTTTTTTAAGGATTTCTTTATCGGAACACCCTTGCTCTTCCAAATATTTTACAAACTGATTTTTAGCTTTGTTGTAATCTGTTCTAGTAGTGATATCACATAGAATAGTTTGGCGTTGTTTTTCCGGAAGATCCTTTGCAACGTCTTTTTTCTCTCTTCTAAAAAAACAATATTTGTTTAATAAGAAATTAAGTTCTTTTAAATTAGAAGCACCATATCCACCCTCGCAATATCTCATTTTAAACCCTTTTGCGCCTCCAAATTCATTTAACCTTCCCATGATGGCTAATTGAGAGAATAAATCGATTGGTTTGTTTACAACAGGTGTACCGGTTAATAAAATGCGCCACTCTTTACCCATGGCAATTCTTAAAGCTAATTTGGTTTGTTGTGTTTTAGTGTCTTTACATCGGTGCGATTCATCGATAATAACCGATTTAAACAAACCTGCTCTTTCATTCAATTTAATATCCATTGAATTACGCATTCTGCCTTTAGGTGGCATATAATCAACAAAGAACTTTTTTAAGCTTTCATAGTTTACAATAAACACATCTGCCAATCCCATTTCATAGAATCGGTGCCAGGTACTTTTATTTTTATCATCTAAAATAATGGCTTTTTTACCAGCCCACTGGTTCCACTCGCGTTGCCAGTTTATTTTGGTAGAGGAAGGACAAACAACCAAACAAGGAAATGTTTTTTCACCTTGCAAATTACCACCATGTAACGTACCAATGGCCTGTAAGGTTTTTCCAAGACCTTGTTCATCACCATTGATAAAACGTTTCAAAAGTAATCCCTGCGCAACACCTTTACTTTGATACGGTCTAAAACCAAATCCGTTTGGATGGTGTAATGGCAATTCAAAATCTAAGGTTGGTAATTCGGGCAAATCTGTAATTTCTACGGCATTGTGTTTTTCTACCACTATTAATTCAGCTCTATGGGTTTTTACCAAATCCAACACTTCATTTGAAACATGTATTGGAGCAATCCACAGTTTTTTAACCGGATCAAAACGTCTGCTAGACAATGCTTGAATAGCTGTTAAATTTCTAGTTCTAAAATTATTGAACCCTATACGTATGTGAAATTCTCTTGGATACTGAATTATTTGCATAAACTACTTAGATTTAGGAGTTTTTTTAGTCTTTGTAGTTTTCTCATCAATTACTTCTAATTGCGATTTCAACGCATCAATTCTTTGAGTTGAGCGTTCAATACGTTTGTCTGCAATTTCCTGCTGCGCAGCTTCAATTGATTTAATATCCTCTGAATAATACTCTTCTAAAATTTGTTTGTAAGCTGCAGCACTAGAATTATTTTCGTGTGAGCCATAATTCACATTTAGTTTGTGACTAATAAAATGTCTGATAGTTAAATTCACTAATTGATCTGGAATTGCTTCAGTAAGTATTTTATTAATGTTTAAATGTTTTACAAAATCCAATTCATTGTGTAGTTGATAACATTCAGAATGAAGCGCCACAATTAAAGCTACTTTTTCATTGTTTGATAATGGTGCATCATTGTTTTTAAAAGTTGATTTGTCAATAGTTCGAATAGCTGCCCAAACTTTCTCTGCATCCAATTCCAAAGCTCTTTTAGCTCTTTCTTCAATTTTAGAAATATCTTCTTTTATTGTTTCGTTTTTTACTATTTCTGGAGTAATACCTGGTATTTCTTTAGATTCATTCTTTACCCATATATTTTCATATTTTCCTATATCATGACCAGATACACAAAATCCTTTTGCAGCTGTAAATCCTTTTGACGAATAACCTCTATAATCATCATACTGTTTTAATATTTTTATATTAAATTCCTTGCAAATATTGATGATTACTTCATCGGGTTTTGAATGACTCGATATTATAAACACATCCTCATTTTCATTGATTATTCTCGCAACTTCTTTATGGGTATGCGTTTTTAATTTATTGTTATAACAGGTTTCATCAAAACAATTATCTTCCTCTTGAAATTCAGCAAATAACATTGGATTTGCTTTTGATCTTTTAGGACAAACAACACATGCACAAACACCATTTACCAATAAATCATCTGCTAAATCAAAGGGAGCATCTGATAAGTTTTGAGATTCTTCTTTAATAAACTCTTTAATACTTTGTAAAGTACCATAATCCGGTTCATCGGTTTCTCTCCATGGTTTAGCAGAACTGTATATTTGTTCTTGTTTATCAGCTTCACACTTTGCAATTAAAGTGGCATGGCTAATACCTAAATAACCCGCTTTAAAATGATTTCTAATAGGTTCTATTAGATCAACTAGTTTTAATCTTCCGGTAACAAAAACTTCACTTTTAGATAATTTAACAGCTATATCAGCAATGGTATAGTTACCACTATCTACCATTTTTTTAAAGGCATCTGCTTCATCTAGTGGATGCACATCTTTGCGCTCTAAATTTTCTATTATTTGAATTTCAAAAGCTTCTTCATCTGTAAGCTCTCTAATATTAGCAGGAATTGTAGTTTGTTTAGCTAAAAGAGAAGCTCTAAACCTACGTTCACCACAAACCAATTCAAAGTTTTTGCCTTTTGGACGTACTAATATTGGTTGCAATATTCCTTTTTGATTAATACTATCACTTAATTCTTTTAAGCTTTTCTCATCAATATCTTTTCTTGGATTGGTTTTAGACAATTCAATACTATTGATCTCTAAAATCTGTAATTTATTTTCAATTATGTTCTCCATTTTTTAAGGGAATTATTTAGTTTTTCAATTATTAAATTGCAACTTCTTAGTTGCTTATCTATTTTTATGATTCAACAGACGAACTTACCTCGATGGTAATTCCTTGCTCTTTTAAATTGGATACCATTTTTTTAACTTTTCCAGTTGGAGAATGATCTTCTTCTTCCTCTAAATCCTCATCAAAATCAAATGAAGTTTGTTTTGGAAGTGGTGCGTGTTTACCTTGTGAGTATTGATATACCTCTTCACGCAATGCTTCAATGCTTTCTATCAATTCCTCAATAAATTTGTATTCTTCGTCATCCCAACGAATAAAAGGAGTGCTCAATCCGATTGATTTTCCTGTAGATAAATAACGGCTTCCAGAAATAACGACTCCTTCAGAATTGGTAGAACCGGTTATTTTAAATTCAGATACTTTGTAGTTTTTAAAGTAGCAATCATCATAATTAATATCATTAATTCCTTCATAAATGGCGTTTTTAATGGTATCGTTAATTGGTTCTTGCTCGCACAATAAAATGAGGTGAGGAATCAAATTTACATAAGCCGTTTGGCAATCTTCATGAATTGGTAAATCTGATTTTTTAGTTACTGTTTCGGTACATTCTTCTTTTTTTTCTTCAAAAGAATACTGCAGAAATAATCCGCCTTGTACTTTTCCTGATTTAATGGTAATTACTGACATATATTATAGATTTATTGGTTAAATTTTTGTGATACTGATTCCTGGTAAGTTGTTAAATGCAACACCTGTTTTTTGTGAAGTTTTTCCGTCATACGTATGCTCTATAATAACTTCTTCTTCCGGTTCAAAAGCATCACTCACTTTTTTCATGGCTCCTCTAAACTCTATAAAAACCAAACCACCTTCAGTTGTTTTTAAGGTTAACCTATTTTTAAAATGAACACCTTGAGACAGATCTTCTATTTTCTTAATTTTTCCTGTTACAACTCCCATTTCTTAATTATTTACTGTTAGATAATGTATGGTTTCATCACTTTTAGATTTTCTTTTTTCGAAGAAGTCTTTAAATTCCGGACATTCTCTTTCCAACAATCGCACATACATTGGTGTGTAGTTATTGTTGTATTTAAAGCCGTCATCTTTTACCTCACCCCCCATTTTAAAGCGCATCACCTGAAACAAGCCACGTGCTGAAAAATGTTTGTGTCCTATTTGTTTAGCATCAAATGCTAACTGTTTAAACCGTTGGTAAACTGTTGGATATTTTTGATGGTATTCCATAAATTTTCCAACATCGCTTGAATTCATTGTTTCAAATAAATCTAGTTGAGCTTTCATAAATATTGTTTATTATTGGTTAATTCAATTTCTATTTGTTGCATAATCGTTAAGTCGCTGGGTTCTGGTAAATAGATACCAGCTTCTTTGCTTGCGTAATCTCTAAATCTGTTGATAGCCAGTGTTAATTCATCTTTAGTAACATCAGCCAAACTTTTATATTCAGTTCTAATTTCACCTGTTTTTCTATTGATAAATTCATATTCAAAGATTTCAGGATTCACTAATTTTTTAAAGTATTCTAGTTTGATATATTCTACTGTTTCTCCATATTCCAAGGCAAACCATCCCATTATTAAATGCACGTATTTAAGCTGCGGATAGGTTTTAGAAACCTGTTTCTGTTTTAATTCAAATACCTTCTTTTTTTCTATGAAGTATTTTAATTTGTCAACAGATCGTTGTACATCGATTTCGTTTATTGGATTGTAGATCATTAGTATAGTATTATTGCTGTGTAATCAATCCATTGATTGCAGATACTCCCATCATTATAATTCTCACGCATCAGAGTAATTGTAAATGATATACTTTGAATATTCTTATTGCTTAAATTCCACTCGTTAATCTTATTTTCTAAGTCTTGATGTGAAATACTTGATGTTATAATTTTTACCATTTATTTATTTATTTTTTGTTTTTAAAAAACCACCCTCTCCTCATAAAAAAGGGTGGAAATTGCTATGAAAAAAAGAATGAAAGTTTATCCGCCCACTTCCAAGGATAGTTTACTAAAACGGTAAATCATCATCTTCACCAATGGCCTCTGCTAATGGAGCTTCATTGCTTTGTGGAACCCAAACAGTTGAGTTCCCTAAAATTGGCATTGCCATGCGCTCAGCTTCACTCATTTGCTCATACAATTCTTTAGGTAAATTCTGTTTAACTAAATGAGTGTTTTGCCCTTCAATTGGATTTTTTAATTGTATATGATATAAATCTAAATACAATCCTTTTTCGCCTCTGTAAAGGTTGTTAGCATCAATAGGGATGATTAAGCAATCTATTTCTCCAGATTGTCCTTTTAATAGTTTTCTGGTGTGCTTTAAGGAAGCTAAATTTAATTTGGTGCTGAAATTTGACATCGTTCTTATTTTTTTTAGTTAAAAAGGTGTTTTATTAAAATTGATACTTGTGCCGTTACTGGCTACGGTAACTGTTTTTCCTGTGGTATTTTCTACAGCTGCTTTAAATGCTATCTCATCACTATTACTATCGCTTAAATGAATTAATACGATGTTGTTTACTTTAGATAAATCGTTTGCAGATAAAGTGGTGAGGCAATTTTCTAAACTCATGTGCGATTTTAAGATTCTATTTCTTAAAAATTCTGGTGATGCTCCTGCATTCATTTTAGCATCAATTATTTTTTTAGAATAATTAGCTTCAATTAAAATATTATTGATATTGTTAAAAGTGTAGGCACAGTAAAAAGTATCGGTTAAAAAAAGCAAATTACCACATTCTTTGTGCTTAATTATAAATCCGAAAGGTTCAGCAGCATCATGTTGAACATCAAAAGGCATTACTTTAAAATTGCCAATTGCCAAAGCAATTTTATTCTGCATCGGTATAGCGCGATGATTATTGATTTGCAATGCCTTAAATGTTCCGTTAGAAGAATATACATTAATCCCTAATTTTGTTAGTTCATTAATGCTTTTGGCGTGATCCATATGTTCGTGTGAAACGATACAACCAGCTACTTTGGAGGAATTGAAATTTATAGCTTGTTTTATTGCCTGAACATTTACACCACATTCGATAATAAGAGCTTCCTCATTGTTCTCTAAAATGTAACAATTACCTTTACTTCCTGTGCCTATAACTTTTAACTCCATATTAAAATCCTGGTCCTGATGTTGCTACTGGTTGCTCTTCTTCATTTTCGATTTCCTCTACTTCAACATCATAGGATGCTATTTCATTTTCAATTACATCTTCTGAATCGATATCTAAGGTTTCTTTGTTAGCGTTTTGCGTTACCTCATTTTCTACATAAGCTGCAGTAGTGTCAATGATTTCAATTTCATCAAATAGATCGCTATCATCTGAGCTTCCTATTTTGGTTTTAAGCAATCTTGAAACCACTGTTTTCTTAGCCATTTCATCAGGAAATTTTTGATGTGCCGGTGAGTTTCCTTTTGCTTTTCCCATTTCCCAGGCAGTTCTTATTTGTTCCATGTTCATAACCTCTGCATCTGTTGTTCCATCATTAAAAATGGCAATAGCATAAGCGCCTTTCACTTTTTGCGGATTGATGTTTTCAAAATTCTGATCGTGCTTAGTAATGTTTTTTCTTCCTGTTTGAAAATCAAAAGCATATTCAAAAACATCATTCTCATAAATAGCAATTGCAACTACTTCTTTTATTCCTGCAACTCTTTTACCTACAGCCATTGTACCCATGTAACTGCGCTGCATTACTAATTTATTGCCATATACGATGTAATAACATTGCTTTTTGGATGGTGACAAACCTTGTAAAACAGTATCTAACAATGCGTTTGCAACACTTTCTTTAGTGCAAACCTCTAAAGCTGGTCGCTTATTTAAGTCAACAGTTTCCTGTAATATTAGAAAAGCACTTCTCAAAGCATTTTCTGCACTATAATTATCAGGGAGTTTTAATCCTCCTTCACTTGAAAATTGTGCTACTTTAGCTAATACTGTTCCAACAGTATCTTCAGTAAATTTTTTAATTTGTGTACTCATTTTGAAATATTTAATTATTAATAATGATTATGCTACTCTTAATTTCTTATCAGGTTTTGAAACAATCAAATTCACTATTTGCGATTTACATTCAATAATATCTACAATGCTCTCGCGATTGTCTATAAATATTGGAGCTGTAATTTTGTAGTATTCGCAAAGGGTATTGATGATATCTAATCCTGCGTTTATTTTGGATGCTGTGTTGGCATCAGAAAAAGGAACACCATCAATTAACGTATGGCAACATTCAACCTCAGCACCATTGATTTGTGTTTCAAATAATTTGAATTTTACAAAGTTGAATTTCTCGTTGATTAAGGATTCTAAGGTGTCAATTTTCTTTTTGATGAACAATTCAATTGTGTATTGCTCTTTTTCTAAATCAGAGATTTGTTGAGCCAAGGTAGTTTCTTGATTTTGTAACTCTTCTATACGTTTGATGGAAGCTTTAATTTGATCTTCAATTGCCAAACCTCTATTAATTTCAGCTATTTCGCTTTCAATACTTGCTTTAGCAGCTTTTAAATCATCTACATTGATGGTTTCTTGTTGTTGTAAAGCTGTTTCCTTCTCTGAAAGCTCGGTTTTAAGCTTTTTATAATCGCTATTTTTAGCCAATTCATTTGCAACTAAAACAGTTTCATCTTGAGGTTCACTGCTTTTTGGGGCATTTTCTAAATGCTTAATTTTCTCCTCAATGTTTAGAATGTCAAGCAAAATAGTTTTTACGCTAGTATTGCCGTTTTCGATTCTAATTTCAAGGCTATTAATTTCATTTTCTACAGCTGATTTTTGCTCTGTTAATGATTTACCTTCTGCACTAATTTTAGAAAGGTTTTCATTTTTTGTTTTAATGAAATTGGCTTTTAACTCCTCTTTTTTAGCTTCTACATCGGAAGCTTCAAAATCTCTTTTACATGTTGGGCATGCAAAGTTTGCCTCATCAAAATTGAGTTCTTTTTCATTTTCAAGACCCCATTCCGTTCTTTTATAAGCAATGCCGGTTGTGAAATTATTGAGCTGCTCATTTAAACCTTTTAATTTTAAACCTAAGGTGGTTAATCCATTTTCATAGGTTTGCAACTCAGCTTTTTTAGCAGATAATTCATTGTTTAAATCATTTACACCAGAGGTTTCAGACTTCATTGATCTACTTACTGCTTGCTTAGTTTCAAACTCGATGTTTTGAAGCTTTGATTTTAGTTCAAACACTTCATTAGCAACGGCATTTCTTTTGCTTAGAATAGCATCAAATGCTTTTGTTTTATCATCAATTTGCGCCTGTACATCGTTTAAAGAGTTTATTAAAACTTCTTTTTCTTTTTTCAATGCATCAAAATCTAAAGCTTCAGGAGTATTTCTAGTAACTTCATCTACTCTGGTAGGAATTGATTTAATAGCATCGTTTAATAATTTGCGTTGCGCTGCTAATTGTTTCTTATACTCATCTAAACTTTTGTTAGTTAGTTTAGCCATTAACTCGGTAAACATTTGGTCGTTTCCTGCTATTTCTGCATCGCTTACATTCCCAACTAATTCAATTAAAGCACTTCTTTTATCCTGCCATTTCAATGAATTAAATGCCAATGGATTGGTAATCATTTTAAAAACTGATTCATCTAAAATGCTTGCTATTTTCTCATGGAACTCTTTTTGTTGTTTTGGCACCTCATTCCAGAAATATTCGGTTACATTCCCGGAGAATTCAGCATCTAACGAACCTCTTTTCTTAACCCAATTTTCTTTTAGAATTCTTCTAATAACAATTTCCTCGCCTTTTACATCAATAACAGCAGAAACCTCGTGTTCTATTTGAGGAATCACCTTATTATCTTTATCGAGTGTTTTAATTTCGAAGTCTTTTCTGTCGGTACTGTCTTTACCAAAAAGTAACCAGGTAAATCCGTCAAAAATTGTTGTCTTTCCAATACCATTCTCACCAAAAATATTAGTAACATGGTTAAAATTGATTGTTAGATTTCTTATCCCTTTAAAGTTTTTAAGGGTAATTTGTTTAATGGCAATTGAATTTTCCATATCTTTGAATTGTAATTAATAATTAAACTTCTGTTTAGTTTCCTACTGTTTCAGCAGTAGGTTTTTTATTTTACAAGTAGTTTTATGAGATAATTTCGAGCTTCATCATCAGTAACTAATTGTTTTCTTTTTTTATGAATTTTTTGCTTACCCTGCAAATCCTTTTGAAGCCTGTCAAAAAGCTTAATTTGCTCTTCTATGGAAAGCACTTTTACAATTGGATATACAGTGTCGGCAATCATTATTCTTGCTCTTGAAGCATTTGTTTTAATTCTGATTTAGCTTTTTCGAAATAGATCAAAGCATCTTCTGTTTTCTCAAATGATTTTGAGATCATCTTAGCAACCACTTCCTTATTTTCTTCTGTAATTGACTGTGTGCGATAAAAGATATTTCTAACTGTTGAGTAACTCACATTAACTTTAGTTGAGATATCAATCAAATCATTGGTGGTTAAGAGTCTGTGAAATATTGATTTCTGCTCTTCTGTAATTGGGTTTCCTACTATTACCATTTTTTTAATTTTAATTATTTAACTTTTTTAATTGATCTAGATTTATTGGTTTATCTGTTAAAGATGTTTTTCAAGGCCTTTCTTACATAATAGCCAAATACAAAGGCGGCTAAATAAATAGATAAAGTAACTAGCAATGCTATTGCATGACTTACACCCTCATTAACTAATAACCAAATGGCAGCTATCATTGGGCTGGACATTCCTATAATGGCGACTGTGATACTATTTTTTTTCATGCTGCTACTTTTAGTTCTGCTTTTAATAATTGAATTTTCCATTGTAGCTCCGCTTCGGTTAGAAGATTTCTAAGAGCTTCTTTATAATTTTTGATGTCGTCATATGACTTAGCAATAACTTCTCTTGTGAACCAGCTGTCAAAGTCAGCATTAAGGAATTCTCTAATTAAGTAGATGTACCTTTTTTTAAAAATTTCATCATACTCATCTTTAAATACAATTCTATACAGTTCGCCGCTTTGCAGTGTTCCCGTAAAATTTTTAATGTTTAATTTCATTTTTTGATGGTTTAGTTATTACAGTTAATAAAATCGCACTTAAATCTTTTGATAATAATTTGTGATTTTATATTGTCATAATTTGTATATTTACTTTATATAAAAGTTTTACACTACAAATATACAAGTAAAATACAAGTAAACAAATTATTTACAAGTTTTTTTCTTGTCAACTTTAATATTTCGGATCATGTTTAAAGAAACACTTCGCAAATACATAGAAATCAAAAACATAACACAGTCTGAGCTAGCATCAATGGTTGGTGATACGCAACAAGCTGTGAGTGATTTCTTAAATAAGGAGGGAAATCCACAGAAAAAAACAAGAGAGAAGTACTTTGAAAAACTTGTAGGCTTTGAAAATTACTACAAACAAATTACAAGTTTAAATCAAGTAAATGATCATGATATCGAATATGATATAATAGAAAACACTAATGGTAATAAGTTTGTTAAATTACCAGACGGAAGTTTAATGATTAGCGTTCCGTTAATTCCATTTAATGCATACGCATCTTTTTTAGAGATTTATGATGACGAATACCAGGTTCATGAAGAATTTGAAAGTATCTATTTTACAGTTGATAAAATTGGACGAGGGAAATACCTTGCATTTACTGTTAAAAATGATAGCATGAATGGCGGAAGTTTAGATGACACTCCATCAGGAGCACAGGTATTAACACGTGAGCTAGGCAGACATCATTGGAAAGATGGCTTTAAACCCACACAATACGGCTGGATCATTATTTGTTTAACCGGTATATTTCATAAAGATATTAAAGGACCAGATGAACATGGATTTATTACTTGCTCCTCTAGAAATAAATCTCCTGAGTTCCCAAATTTTAAACTCAATCTAAACGATGTACATTCCATTTACAAATTGATAAAAAGAACATTTTAACCAATACTTTTAAATTATGAAAAAGACATTATATATCCTGGTCGCAATTATTTTTATTAGTTGCCAACCTAAAATGGACAATAGACAGTTGTTAATAAAGAATATTGAAATAAAAATAAAAGAGACAATGAATGATCCTAGTAGTTTTGAATTCATAAGCTTTAATTCTAATGTTGAAAAAGAATTAGAATATATAGAAGGAACTGGAGATAATTCATCTGATGTAAGATTTTATGACTTTAAGTTTAGAGGAAAAAACGCTTATGGAGCCTTAATAATTGATCAAGCATTAATTTTGACTGATAAGGAATTTTTGTCATTTAGAATTGTAGATTAAACTATTGAATTATGAAGAATATTTTATTAATTACTTTTCTCTCTTTATTAAGTTGCAGTGATGATTCTTGCGAAGATGAAATACGTTCAATAAATCAAAAATATGAAAGTCAAGTAAAACAGATAAATGAAAGGCAACCAATTGATCAAATACAGCTCAACTTAGTTAATAATGCCTGGAGAAAAGAATTAGAAAATATTGATTGTTAA